GTCCATTTTTCAAAAAAGTCGAATCTTCCCGGCCAAAAAAATTTCCGCCACTGCATAAAAAATTTTTAAGGTCTAAAACCAAAAAAAAAATTTTTAGTTTGTGACGATAAATTTTTTTATATATTTAAGAAAAAGTATTTAGGCATTTTTTTCTGTCAGTATATAATACTGACAAAATGACTGACATTTTTAAAGCCAAAAATGCCACGCTTTTTTCTTGTGAAATTTGTGATTTTAAATGCTGTAAAAAATCAAACTATATACAACATATGTCAACCCGTAAACACAAAATACTGACAAATACTGACATAAAACCTGCCGAAAATGCCGACACAGAAAAATTAAATTTTATATGTAGTTGTGGTAAAGAATATAAACATAGACAAAGTTTATTTAACCATAAAAAGAGTTGTAATAATTTAACAAATAATGATGCGGACAAATCTGAGTTAAAAGTTTTAACAAACCTAGTATTAGATGTAGTAAAACAAAATCAAGAATTATTTAATCAAAATCAAGAACTAACCAATAAAATTGTAGACATTTGTAAGAATACATCAAATACTAATATAACAAATAGCAGTGTAAATTCACATAATAAAACATTTAATTTAAATGTATTTTTAAATGAAACATGTAAAGATGCGATGAATATTATGGATTTTGTCGACTCTATTAAATTACAATTATCAGATCTAGAAAAAGTTGGCGAAATCGGATATGTAGATGGAATATCCAATATAATTGTTAAACATTTAAATGCGCTCGAGGTTGAAAAAAGACCAGTTCACTGTACAGATAAAAAGAGGGAAGTATTGTATATTAAAGATGAAGATAAATGGGAGAAAGAAGATGATGAAAAGAAGAAACTAAGAAAGGCTATTAAAAGGGTCGCATGTAAAAATCAACGAATGATACCAAAATTTAAAGAAGCACATCCAGATTGTATTAAAGCGGCATCAAAATTTTCAGATCAATATAATAAAATGATTATAGAGTCAATGGGTGGGTCTGGAGACAATGATTTAGAAAAAGAAGATAAAATTATTAAAAAAATTGCTAAGGAAGTGGTAATAGATAAAGAAAACTGTTGTTAATAAAATACTTGTTAATAAAAATATCTATATAACAGATATAAAAAAATATAGTATATAATATATTATGTCACAAGACAAAACATATTATTTAATATTAGATGTTACCAATGGTAGACTTATTGGTGGTAATTTTATAAGAGAAAAAGCAAAAGAAACTGCTATAAAAATGTGTATTCGTGGTGAATTTTGGTTAATAATAGAAACAACTGATAATATGAAGGATTTGGGTGTTTGGACAGCAATCTATCCAGCAGTTCATTAATAAATTATTTAATTTTCAATTTTAAGCAAATTTTCATGTTCTTTAATATCATTAACATGCTGTTTAATATTATTAATTGTGTCTTCTACAATAATATTAGGCTCTTTAAATTCAAAACCATTTTCATTTATATTTGTATTAATTTTATATTCTGGTTTCAAAGTTTCTTCTATTATAATTGGGTTGGGTTCTTTTATTTTTATATTTTGTTCAACAATTGGTTCAGGTTCATTTTCTAAACTACTGGTGCTTCTTCTATTCTTTTTTTTATTAATTAATTCAAGTCCTATTTCAATATCATCCAAATGTAATTTTTCCTTTAATGAAGGATCAATATCATTAAATTGAACATGTTCTCTCAAATACGCAGAATAAAAAACTGATTTTTCTGTATTAGCTACACAATATGTGTCATATACTTTTGTTATCATAAATAACACATTTGTGATAAATGTAGTGGTAGTTTGGTTACCCAAACTATAATCATATATAATAAAACCACTCGTCATTGTATTTATAATAAATAAAAGTATACAAACATATGTAAATTTCTCATAATAATAATCAGCCTTATATATTTTGTTTCTATATTGTAGGGGAATATTTTCAAAAATAATCTCTAAACTTTCATTATCTCGAGGATTTTGTGGATTTACTTCAAGATATTTAATTAACTTATTTTCTCTCGTAATTTCAAATATATAAAGAACAATAAATCCAAATAATGTAATAAAATTACATAATATACCTGTATTATTTTTTTTATCTGTCCAAATTAAATTTTCACCCAATGAACATACATGTCCATCACAATTTTGTGGAACAAAAATAATTAACAAACTAGAAACCAAAATTCTATATAGCTCTATTGTTACATTCATAGTCATGTATAGTCTTTGTGAAAAATCTTGAGTTGATATTATTTTTTTAATATAATTTATACAGGTTTGTTTAGTAGTACTAGTAATAGTATTAATAGTATTTATAGTAGTAGTAATAGGAGTAATAGTAGTAATAGTATTGCTCATATACACATAGTATCTATAATAATAAATACAAATATTTAAAATGTATATATTATTTACCAAACAGTTTCAGTATTGTGCCACCACATACCATCACCTTTTTTAACATTATAAAGTGCCTTAAATATTTCAGAACGAGATAACGGAACATTGCATCTATATTTATCTAGTGGATGAGGATTAGTTTTTAATTGAGCTGTAATAGCTTTCTTTCCAACTTTTTGTCTTTGTTGGAAAGCAAAATAAGTATAGTAAGCTTCATAAGAAAAATTGCGAATAGGAATTAAATCCTCATTTTTTTCTTGATAGTCACGCAAATATTCATCGCAAATAGCTACAGCAGAAATGTCAGCTAAATTTTCTCCAGTCGCAATAGAAGCATCAAATTTAATACCATCCCTAGCAGCAAATTCTTCGTATTGTTTAGTAACATCTTCTTGAATAGCCTTGTATTTCTTTTTATCTTCGGGTGTCCACCAATCATGTAAATTACCATCCACACCATATTTACTACCAGTATCATCAAACCCATGCGACATTTCATGAGCAAGAGTGTTTCCAATATGCGCAAGATTATATTCAATACCTCGTTCATCAAGATCAACAAATGGTTTTTGAATATATCCAAGATTGATATAAATAGAATTTTTGGCTGGAGTATAAGAAGCATTAACTATATAAGCCTGAGTTGCGCCCATTTTTACGGGATATTGTGTCCAATCCATCATAGGAATATCAATAATACCTTTACCTTCTAATTCAATAAATTTTTTATGTCTCCATTCATGGATTTTTTCCATATTATCATATAATAATGTGCCATAATTAAGGTCAGGGTCTGGTCTTAAATCATCTGGCTTACCATAAATAAAATTAAACCCAGCGAGTTTTTTCAAAGCATATTGTTTAGTAGAAGGTTGTAACCATGTATTACGCATTAAAATTTTCTTAAATACTATTTTAAGGTCTTCACACATAATTTTTACATACTCCATATATTGAGGATTTTCGTATTTCTTTACATATTGATTAGTTAAAAATGTATTAAATGGAACTGACATATAAAGCGCAGCACTTACAGCATCACTTCTATTAATAGCTTCTTGTCCTCTTTCAAATAGACCTTTAAACTTATATATAATATCTTCCCATCCACGTGTAATACGCACAAGACGCTTCAATAAAATATACAACCAATAAGTTTTCCATTTTTCACTGTTCCAGTTATCCAAAAATACAGTAGAAGCACATTTTAAATAGTTTAGATTAGCAGTAATAAAAAAATCAGGAGCTTCTTTAAATCCAAGCTCTTTTGAAAATTCTTTCCAATTAAATCCGTATTTTTTTAATGCCTCATCTTTATATACTTTGTTATATAACACATCATCATCAGTTTTAATCTCAGTACAACCAAATGTATTAAACAATTCAATTTCAACATCAAGGACATCTTGCGGATTATAATGATTTTTTCCGAGTAAAATATTAAAAACTTGTTTAATATGTTTTTTGTATTCACTTCGGTACTTCTTTTTATAAGATACGTCTGTTCCATCATCATAATAAACACTTAGATCAACTAATTCAAATTGATGTGAAGTAACATAACATCTATATACTTTTGTATTTTTCTCATCAGGATTTAAAGACCACACAAATGGTGCGCTATTACATATCATTTCATCTTTGTTAAAATAAGCCAATAGTTTCCAAGGATTATTTAATTTAATTAAGTGTTCAATGGTATGAACAGCTTCAAACGCTAATTTTCTTGAATAAGGTTTAGGGTTCATTTCTAAAACAGATTTGCGAAAATTTTTTAAATTTTGTGCTAATTTGTCTTTATGTGTCTTAATATAATCAATAATGATTTGATCTAAATCGCGGTAAACTTTGTCCTGAGTTAAACGAAAGTTATCTACTTGAACAATGTATTTTTGTTGTTGCTCAACACTTACATCTTTGAGCCATTGATAATTTATATAATCATAAAAATTGTCTTTTGGTTGAATGCTATGTGGAGCAAATTGACTAAGTAATTGCTTTACAAATTGTTTCTTTTTAGTAGCACTAGAAAGTTTATTATTACTTTTAAATAATTGTTTACTAAATTCTTCTTCAAATGGTTTTAGACCTATTGGACATGGTAGTTTTTTAGGTCTATGTGTTTTATTTCGTTTATGGCTTTTATTTTTAAAATGTTTTTGTGTTCTTGGCATAGATTACTATATATATAAAGTATATTATTGTTATGAATAAAAATATTATAAATTATAAATATTTTTATTATTTTATTTTTTGCTTTGAATATTTAATATTCAGAATAAGGAACATTGTTACCACCTCTGGTAATAAGATAATTATATTGTGGGCCGGTCATACATGCGCATCCTGTGCTGGTGCTGTAAGTATTAGGACAGCACTCAGGCTTGAAAGGAGTATTGGCAAACATATTAAGTTCTCCTTCAGGTAATGGAACAGGTTGAGGTTCACGTGCTAAGAATTTCTTGACACCTTCACTAAGAGGTTGACCAGGAACAACAGTCATATTTTGAGCACTCCAAGAAGAAGTATTAATAGGCATATCACTGCTTAAATCAAACTGGGATGACTCCCCATAGTTGGTGTTAGCACCGACAAACCCTTCTTGTCCACTAGGAGTAACAGATCCAGCTACTGCTCCACCCTTTTTGCCGGTTGTTGAAGCCACTTTTGCGGAAACAGCTTCAGCTACTTTACTAGCAACAGGGCCACCGGCAGGCATTTGTGTAGGTAAAGCCATATCTTTAGTAGTAGTAGCAGTTTCCATACCTTCAGTCATCATACGAAAATTACAGCAACCACAAAATGTGTGTCCTACTAAAATTAAATATACAACACCAATTAAAATAAGAACTTCTAAATTTAACTTATATCCGAAGATTGAGATAGCCATTATTATACATATTTCATAGATAATAATTTTTCATTATTTTTCTCTAAAAATATGTCAATCGCAGCATTATAATCGTAAAATTGTATATCTCCAATTTGAAAACTTTTTTTATCAGTTAATAAATGATATAATTTATCATGTTTTTTATTCAATTCTATTTTAATATTACTAGTTTTAGAAGTTGTCGAATGAAGAGGGAATGTTAATGTAGTAATTTCTTCTATTTTTTTGTCGCAAATGACTAAATTAGGTCCACCTTCTAATACTAAATTTTCTCCTAAAATAAATTTATATTGCTCATTTATATTTTTACCATTAATTTCAACAGTGCCATAAACTTTCTCTCCATTTTGAAGGATATCGCCAACACAAATATCTTTAATATTTCTAACTTCACCATTATTAAGAACAATAGGAGTTAATTCTTCAAATCCACCATCTAGAAAACTGTGAATATCCCTTTCTTTATTAATTTCTTTAAGTGGGTTATTTGAAATCTCAATAAAATCACTTCCATCTATTTCATCCCAATCAGAAAAAATTAACTCATTTATAATAATAATTTTATTTGTTGTATTTAAACAGTATAAATATGGTTCATTATATTCGGCAAGTCTAATAGCATCAGGATGTTGATACATAGAGATCCATTTTCCATAATAAAATATTTTATGTGAATCTGAGACATATACACCATCTAAATAATACATAGAAGATCCTTTAGTTTCAACCTTAACAACGGCAGTAACTTCATTATTATTTGATAAAATATCACCAACTTTAATTTCAGAAATTATTTTATCAGTACCATCATTCATTGTAAAAAGCGTATTTTTATCAAAGCATTTAATACCTGGTATTGATAAGCTAGTTTTAACTTTTAAAACATCAATCATAAAGGCTAATATAATAGCCATAGGTATAGCAATCGCAATAAAAATAGCAGTATTTGCTATGGCAACACCCCAAGTAAATGGAATAATCCAAAAAATAGCAACCATAACAGCTATTGCTATTAAAATAATAATAATAAATTGAGCTATAGCACCCATAAGAGATTTAAGGGTATAATAACTACCTAATAACGTAAATAATCCACCAGTCATAGACCCTTGAATTTTACCAACAAGATCTCTAAAACTGATAATTATTTCTTGTAATGGTATCATTATGTTCATAATTCTTCCCATGATTTCTTCAAATATAGCTTGCGCAAATGATCTAATTTTATCAATCATTGCTCTAATTGCCTGTATTGCTTGACCAATAACATTGGCTATATATAATAGTCCGTTGGTAATAAATGTTATTGGAGCAACAGCAGCACCCATAATATCTGATAAAATATTTTGAACACAATATGTAAAATTTTCAGCCGTGTATTCACTTGCGGTTACGCCATCTGGATGCGTTATCAATCCAGCAAAAGGAATAATATTAGGTTTACATCTTTGATTAGGCCAATCATCCTCAATAGGTTTAGCATTTATCATAACAAAACAATAAGAAACGGCTAAAAAAATTAGTATTGAAATAATAGTAAATAAAAGAACAGAACCTCCATATTGATCAAAATAATTTAAATTATCATACATTTTTTTTAAATTCTGGAATTTTATGTTGTCCATATAATTATACTTTATAATTTTTTGAAAGGTATAAAGTATATTTTTCTAGAAAGTATATTTTGCTATACTTTTTAAAAAGTATAAAGTATATTTTGCTATACTTTTTTTAAAAGTATAAAGTATATTTAAACCATTTTCATTTTAACAAAATGATCTTCCCAATCCCAAAAAACTTCATTTCCTATTGGTATTTTATGATTACTTGTTATTAAACAACTAAACCAATCTGTTTTAAAATCAGATTTAACTGCCTTTGAGTATTGTTCAACCTTGATAAATTTATTTGTGCTTTCATCCAATACTAAATGTGACCCAGTAACATAAATATCATCTCCATCAACTCCACCACCTTTAATAACATAAAACGGAACTGGTTCTCTCTTATTATCAATTTTCATAACTGTTTCAACAATAGATCCATCGCTTAAAACATCCCCTAAATCTAGATCTTTCATATATTTCTTTTCTCCATTTTTAAGTAAAATCATTGTATTAGGATAAAAACATTTACCTAGAGCTTTAACAAGTTGTCCAGGTGGTCCATTCCAGACACTATGCATAGTTTTAATACTACCGTCCATAGTATACATAAGACTTACCATAATACCAATAGTTTTACCAATTAAATCTTTAATACCAATAATAATTCTTTGAAATTCAATTATTAAATTTAAAAATACTCCAAAAATAGATTGAATAATATTTACAAAAAATGTTCTAATTTTATCAAACATTGCTCGAATATTTTGAATAAAACCTAAAAATTTACCTAACATAGTTGTAATTATGTTGGTAATAAAAGTAATAGGCTGTAATAAATAACCCATAAAATCAATCTGCATAGATTGAACACAATATATAAAATTTTCATTTATATCATCTGCTAAAGGCATATACATAGGATTACAACGATATAACGGCCAATTTGCTCTAATTTCAGCAAGCTGACTATAATAAAATACACCAATAATATATAATGTGAATGCTAGATTTATATATATAAAATTAATCCAATTTTTTCCAGATGGCATAACTTATATTATCAATATAAAATTATTCATTTTGTTTTACTTTTTATATTTGCTAATTTACTAGTTTAAAAATTATATTTAATTTAAAATATATATACATATTTATATTCATGAGTAGATTTTCGCTAACATTTAGTAACAATTTAAATAATGTTTCTTATAAAAATTTACAGCAACCTAAATCAAATACTTATTTCAATAAAAATATGAATTATTATGTTTGTAGTTCAGGTGGATGTGGTTCAACAATTTTATTTAATTATTTATCTAATTTTGGTAATGTATATCATATTCATGATAGATATCCACCAAATAAATTACAATATGTAGGAACTAAAAATACTTCTGAAGATGTAAATAGTGAATGGTTTAATGGTGTAGAAATACCAGAAAATGAATTAATTAATTATAAAGTACTATTTATTTATAGACATCCAATACCAGTAATATTTTCTAGATTTGCTCAAAAATATGGGCCTAATACTAAACATTTACAAAATATAAAATGTGATAATAATGGAAATATAAATTTTTTCGATGTTTTGAGAGAAAGAAAAGATTTATATAAAATGGAAGAATTTTTTAATAATTATACATCTATATCATCAGAAAGAAATTATGATATTTATTCTATTAAATATGAATTATTTTTCAATAATATAAGTTTTTTTAATTATCTTATGAATATTCCGGATATAAAAGAATTATATCCTACAAAAAGTGAAAGCTCTAAAAAATATCAATATATAAATGAATTAAATTTCATTTATAAAAATCTTATTCAAAAAATGAATAAAATGGCTTTTATTACACGTATCCCAAAAATAAAAAATGAAGAACAAAAAGATACTACAGTAGTAAACAGAATTTAATGTAAAAGTTTAATGTTTTCTAGATTTACGGTGGTGCTTTCTAGACTTACGATGTTTTCGTGTCTTTCGTTTACCACCACTATAACATCCCCATGACCAATTAGGATTTCCGCCAATTTTGCTACGTCTTGATTTTTTTCTAAACCCTCCTGTTTTAACAGTGCCAAGGTTATCATATACAGCATCAGTATTACCTTGTGCATATGATTCATTGAGATTTACAGATTGTGCGTTAATACCAGTTCCAGGACCGCTTTGTTCTTTATAAGGTAAACTAAATTGCGCAACAGGAATACCGCCGCCACCTCTTAGGCGTTTGTGTTTTCCACCAGCCATTGCTTTATTGGCACTGTTTTGAAAATCATTAGCAGCATTTCTTTCAGCAATAGCAGTTTGGCGCGGATTGGGACCCATTTGACCTATCATTGTTGGATTAATTACTGCGGAAGACATTTATATAATTAATAAATATTTTAAATCTTATTTTATTTTATTGGTTTAAAAATAAAATACTTTATATTTAACATATATAAATTAGAATGGACGATAAACAGCGTTTACAACTTTCAAATATGATTAAAGCAAATAATGTTGAAGATCAAACAGAATTAATACGAAATCTAAAGCATAGTCAGATTTTACGAACAGAGATAAATAATATGATTATGATTAAAGCTAAATATCGCGGAGATGATAATAAGATAATGGAAGAATGTATGAATGAATGTGGATTTTTATTTACTTATTATACAGAAATTTTTAACAAAGTTAAAAAAGATGAGATTGATATTGGTATATTAAATAAATTTATAGATGTATTAAGAAAAATAGAAGATGGTGAATTGGATCAACATGAAGGCTCTTTTCTAGTTGGAACATTGCTAAAAGAACTATATGTTGATAGTGCTCTTAAAAAAGCTGAAAAATTAAACGAAGAACATGAACAAGATAAGGTTGAACCAAAAAAAGCTGAAGTTAATATTTCTTGGAAGCAATATAAAAAGATGACCAAATAAATTTAATTTATAAACTAATATTATTTTATATTTTATATTTTATATTTAATGAGTTATAATTTGAAATATATCTAATAATTGTATATGATAAGTATGCTATAAATATTCCAATAATAGCTCCTGAAAATAATTGATATAATGTATGATTTTTAAATAAAAATCTTTCGTATATAACTATAAGACCAACTATCAATAAAAATAAAATCCAAGGAATAAATGTATTTGTTACTAAATAAGCATAAAATATTGAAAAAAATGTTAGTTGCGCATGACCTGAAGGCATTCCATATTTTTTCTTACTAAAAAAATCTGATTCTAAAAATTTTTTAGGATTATTAGGTCTTGGTTCTTTGAAGTAATTTTTTAAATTCTGATTTATTATTCTATTTAAAAAAAATAATATTATATAAAAAAATAAATAAATATGCTTATTAAATATTAAAATACAAGTAATTAAAAAAGTGATATATTCACCAAAATATCCAATTGAATAAAAAAAATCTATATAATTTGAAAAAATACCGTATAATATATTCATTAATTATAATATATTATAATTATATATTATAATGACAAAAACAAGAAAATATACAAATAAAAATAAAAATAAAAATATAACGCATAAAAATAGAACAATACATCCAGATATAAAAATATTACAGAAAGACTTTACATTATATGGTGCTAAAAATAAAAAAATAGGTTTTAAAATTTTAGATTACACAAAATTAAATGAAATAAAAAAAAAGAAACATTGTGTATATGAAAATATAAGTTGGTTTGCTGGTTTAGAACAAGCAAAACATTATAAAGGTAAAAAGGATGAAATATTTAAATGGAATATAAATAAAAAAATAAATTTAATAAAAATAAATGAAAAAAACAAACAATTTTTTCATAATTTATTTATAAACACAAAAAAAAATATTAACCCTGTTATTAGAATTGAAAAAAATAAAATGTCAAAAATAAATTATGATCATCCTTTTTTAAATATGAATAACAATGAAAAGGCTTTATATGAATTTAACTTTATTTTTGGATATATATCTTTAAAAGAACAATATGAATTTCTTTTACTTATAAAATATTTAATAGAAAATAAAATTGTTGATATATTATCAAGACATGGTTCAAGTTTATTACCAAAAATAAATAAAAAAATAAATTTTTATAAATTATACCCATTTGGTAAAAAAGAAAATTTAAATAGAATAAGTTTATATGAAATAAATAAGCAAAGTTTATTAAATTTATGTATTATGTTTAATAAAAAATATAGTATAGATGGTGTTTATCAGCCAAATACAAATAGTTATTGGTATCCTGATTTAATTGTATATCATATGAATATAGAAGAATTTATTATTTTCTCTCCACATACAAAACTAGAAAATGATGGAATAGTGTAATATTTTATTTATTAACTGGTTCAAAATAAGTACCATTAATTCCGCAAAAGGTTCTATCAAATCGTGCTAAAATTGCGTAAGGATGTATTTCTTTATAGTCTTCTTTTATTTTCATATCTTTTGGAGGTTTCATAAAAAACTTTTTACATCTAGATCTAATGATGTGCTCTTTAGAAGAGATATCCTTTAAATAATGCGTACAATTTGCGCACATTGGTTTAAATAATTCGTCGATATTAACTAAGGCATGTCTTATGATAGATGGTTTCATCTTAAATATATTAATATTTATAATATATCTTTAAATATATTATAAAGAGTTAAAATATAAATACATTTTAATACATATATATAATGCCAAAAAAATACACAACAACAACTACACTTGTTATTGTAGAATCGCCAGCAAAGTGTAAAAAAATAGAAGAATATTTGGGGCCTGGTTATAAATGTATAGCTTCTTTTGGTCATTTGAGAGAACTGGTTTCTCTCAAGAATATAGATATTGAAAATAATTTCTCTCCAACATACACAAATATTGATGTTCCAATAAAGAAAAAACAAATTGATATTTTAAAAAAGGAAATCAAAAATGCCGACGAAGTTATATTAGCTACAGATGATGACCGTGAAGGTGAGGGAATAGCATGGCATATATGTCAATTATTTAAACTAGATATAAATAAAACAAAGCGTATTACATTTAATGAAATAACAGAAACAGCATTAAAGGAAGCAGTTAAAAATCCAAGAACAATAGATATGAATATAGTACATGCTCAACAAGCACGTCAGATATTAGATATACTAGTTGGTTTCAAAATCTCTCCAATTTTGTGGAAATGTATTGTAAAAGGAAAAGAAAATGCTTTAAGTGCTGGAAGATGTCAGACTCCTGCTTTAAGGCTTTTGTATGATAATGAAAAAGAGATCAAAGAAGCAAAAGAGAGAAAGGTGTATAATACAATAGGGTATTTTACAAATTTGAATTTACCATTTGATTTACATCCAGAAGGAAAATATGAAAATGAAGAAGATATGACTGATTTTTTAGACGGATCTATTGGATTTCAACATATTTATACATGCGATAAGCCAGTAAAAGTATTTAAAAAACCACCAGAACCATTCACAACATCAAGGCTTCAACAAGTTGCATCCAATGAATTACATTATAGTCCCAAAGATACAATGAGAATTTGTCAAAAGCTGTATGAAGGAGGATATATAACTTATATGCGTACGGACTCCAAAGTATATAGCAAGGAGTTTATTGAAACTGCCAAAGAATATATTAAACGAACTTATAATGGAGAGAAATATATAAATGAAAATATAGATAGCATCACAAGTGGATTAAAACTTGAAAAATCCACAAGTAAAAAGAAAGAAAAAAAGGAACAAATGAATACTCAAGAAGCACATGAAGCTATAAGACCAACTGATATTTCTCTCTGTGAATTGCCAGAAACAGTAGATTCCAAAGAACGTCGTATGTATAAACTGATTTGGGAGACCACATTAGAAAGCTGTATGGCATCCGCATCTTTCTACTCTATTACAGCAAATATTACAGCTTTTCAAAATAATAAATTTACATATAAAAGTGAACAAGTAGATTTTCCAGGTTGGAAAATAGTATCAAAGAAGTATTTGAATGAAATAAAAGGAGAGAATAAAGAATACCAGTATTTACAAATTATTAAACAAAATGAAACAATTCCATATAAAAAAATGGTTTCGCGTGTAACACTAAAAGGATCCAAATTACATTATACAGAAGCAAGACTAGTTCAACTACTAGAAGAAAAAGGTATAGGTCGTCCTTCAACGTTTTCTTCTCTCGTAGATAAAATTCAAGAAAGAGGATATGTTAAGAAGGAGGATATAAAAGGTAAGGAAATTTTGTGTAATGATTATGAGTTAGAAAATGGAGAAATTTTTGAAATAGAAACAAAGAGAGAATTTGGTAATGAAAAAGGAAAATTAGTTATTCAATCATTAGGTATTATTGTTATGGAATTTTTAGAAAAAAATTTTAATGAATTATTTGATTACAATTATACATGTAAAATGGAAGAAATCCTTGATAAAATAGCAAAAGATCAACATATATGGTATGAAAGTTGCGATCAATGTAATAAACAAATAGATAGATTAATAGAAGCTATGGGTTCTCAAGGAAAGTTGGAGGTAAAATTAGATGAAAATAATACATATTTAGTAGGAAAATATGGTCCTGTTATTAAATGTGTAGAAGAAGTAGATGGAAAGGAAAAAGTTCAATTTAAACCAATAAAAAAAGATATAGATATTTCTAAACTAGAAAAGGGTGAATATGAGTTAGAAGAAGTAATAGATACAAAAAAAACAGAAGCAAAAAGTAGTTATATTTTAGGTCAACATGAAGGTAAAGATGTTGTATTAAAAAAAGGAAAATTTGGTCTTTATATAAGCTGGGGTACAAATTCCAAGACATTAAAAGAGTTAGGTAATAGACCAATAGAAAACATAACATTTGATGAAGTAAAAAAATATTTGGAGGGAGGTAGTAATATAATTAGAGAGATAAATTCAAGTATATCAATAAGAAAAGGTCCAAAAGGAGATTATATATTTTATAAAAATGGGAAAATGAAAAAACCCCAATTTTATGATATTAAAAGTTTTACAATGGAAGTAAAGGAAGACTATAAGATATGTGAAATAAATATGATAAAGTCATGGATTATGGAAAAATATAAAATTTAAAATCGCTTATTCATTAAATTAGCTGCATTAATAAGTTGTGGATATGATTCTGCTCTATTACTTCTTAATATTTGTGGTAATAGTATTGTAAATTCAAGAACAAATGAATAATTAAAAACACCAAAACTAACCCGTTGTCCATTATGATATCTTAAAAAAACTCTAAATTTTTTCATTCTCTCAGCTGGAGGATAATAAAATTTATATGGTAGTGATTCTCTATCAAACCATTGTGAAATAGGTGTGGTTGGAATTGGTATTTTAGCAAAAGCAGAGTTAACAACCCCATTTGTTACATTTGTTGAATTTGTAAAACTATTACTACTATATGGAGATGTTTCATCTAAGCAATTTTGTCCATCTAATTCCATATAAATAAAAGCAGGACCCATTAAATTTATTTTATATGATGCTTCAACCCAACTTACTTGTGATCCAGGTAAACTTTTATTAGGGACAAGCCAATATCCAGAATCTCCTGGAAATACATCGCCAAAATAAAATCTAGGAACAATATCACCATTAATTATAGATATTTCTGTAAAATTTGTTATACTACTACCGTTAACAGATGGTGTATTACATCTAACCAATCCAAGATTACCGGGTAATCCCCAATCACTAAAATCAGGATTTAAAGATCTATTTTCACAAACATAATTAACTAATACTTCATTTTTATTATATTGTGTTTCATTAGTTAATATAAATTCATCACTAGTATTTCCAAACCATATTTTTTGACTAACATTATTATATACAATAACAAAATTGGTATAACCTCCCTGCTGTTGTAGAAGTTCCAAAGCTGTTTTATATTCTTGTTGTTGTTCTGGTGTTAAATCAGTATCTGTAGATTTTTTATTAAAATATATTATTAATATAGTAGAAACAGCAGAATTAAATTTATTAGTTAGTTCAGTAACCATTTGTTGTGGATTATAAAACCCTTGTTCAATAACAACAATAAAATCTTTACCAATATAATTATATAAACATTCAAAAATTTTATTGTAAAGTGGATCAGTATAATTAAATTCACCAGGGTTGTATGGATTACTAATTTGAAATGTCATTGTTATATTTGAGTTTAATATAGAAAAAGTATTATAATTAGCAGGAAATGTCCAACTTGCTAATCTTAATGTTGCAACATTACACAAATCTTCAGGTAATTCAAACTCAAAATCACTTGACTCAGGATATTTTAACATATTCCTGTCTTCTGAATGTATAGAAACATATTTCCTATAATAAATATATTCTTGTGAATTAGGTATTAAGGGATGTGCTGTGTTTGTATTAAAAACTGGAGTATTTTCATACTGAGATGTATCTTGAAAACGATTACGTTGATTGTTATTAGAAAACATATTATAATATTATAAAATATTTATTTATATTTATATATTTATTTATATTTAAAATTAATTATTATTATATAATAATATGTCTCTAATATCAACTGTTGCTAATTATGGTGGTAGACAACCAGATAATATTCAAAATATAAAACAATTTGTATTTGGAGTAGGTAGCCAAGTAGTATGGGTATACAAAAGACTAACAAATGGATTAATTGTTCAAACTCCTGCTGACCGTTTTAAACCAGTTTTAATAAATAGTGATTTATACGTAAATGGTTCAATTTTCAATCCTTCAGATAAAAATTTAAAAAAAAACATTCAACCTATTACAGATGATAAATCAAATTCTATAATAAATTTGGAACCTGTTAAATTTAATTATAAAGATGATAAATCACAAAGAAATCATTTAGGTTTTATAGCTCAAGATGTAGAAAAAATATATCCAGAATTAGTAGTTGGCGATAAAAATGATGTTAAATCAATAAACTATGTTGAGTTCATTCCTTTATTAGTATTAAAAATACAAAATCAACAAAAAGAAATAGATGAATTAAGAGAACAAATCAATGAATTAAGTAAAATAGTAGTAAAATAGTAAAAAACTTTTTTAAAATTAGTGTGTAATTAGTTTATATTAATTTATATGTATATATTAATATAAATGAGAGATTGGTTCTCAAAAGTATATGAAGCCTTTATTGTATCATCTATTGTTGCGTTTATAATAGCATTTTTCACCGATGGTCAAGCAGCTTTAGGTGCTTATATATCAGGATATTCTATATTGATTTTAGCCCTAATGATGATACTATTAGTATTATTTAATAGAATTATGGGCGCATCTTCTAGTGACTCATCCTTTCAAATTTTAATAAGACTTATAATGACTTCATCGCCATTTTTAATAATGTTAGGGATTGTTATATTTTTATTTTATATGATAATAACTTACCAAAAAAGGATAATAGAAAAAACTGTTTCACCAAGTTATTTTTCATTTAATAATATAGCTTTATTTCTATTATTTATTCAATTATATACAGTATATAAAATTCTATTAGATAATCAATTTCAAGTCACAGGTAAAATGTCAAGATTAAATTCTAGTCTATTATTGTTATTTAGTACTATAATTTTTATGTGTTCAACTATTATTTATATTATTCTAAAATATTATACAACAGATGGGTTTGGATTATTGAAAGCTTAATTTACTTTAATAAATTTATATGTTAATCCATAATTACTTTGCGTTTCCCAAATTCCCGATATTTTAAGAATAAATGAACAAACCGATTTGTTACCAACATCATTAAATATTTTAATGTTACCATTTTTAATTTGTTCATATATTTTATATTGTGGTATTTTATCTATAGTCTGATATTTACCTAAGATGCTTTCTTCAATAATTTGTAATTTATCAAGTAAATCTTTATGTGATAACATATTAAAAAAACATCTATATTTAGAAAAATATTTTTCACAAGTTATATTATTTAACGTAATAACTATGTAAATTCCATTCAATGTAATATTTTGCGTTGAATAAAGTATACGAATAAAATTTCCTTCAGTCATAATATTATTTTTTATAGGATCACATAGTATTACAGAATTATTATCATATTGATCAATTCTTTTTGCTATATTCATTAGCCTAATATATAACTAATATTGTTTTTAAGTTATATATTATAACGATTTATAAATAATATCTTTTTAATTCAATATAATTTTATTAATTAAACCTAATATAATTTTATTAATTAATTAAATATATCTTTATATTATAATTATGTCTGACAAACTTGAAACATTTGTTTTTATTATGGTTTTTTATATTGTTCTCTCTTATATTATTGGACCACTGTTATCTTATTATTTTATGGGTCGTACATTAACAGCCGCAGGTAATGGTTTTATTATTGGTAGCATATTGTCAATTATTTTATGGTTGACAGTCGGATCTAAAATGGTAAAAAAATAATAAAATAAAATTATGAGATTGATTATATAATTAAGTTTATAATTTAAATAAAGAATATATAATAAATATATTATGAAATTTTATGAAACTCATTTTGAAGAATATATTACAGAACATAACAGAACAAATTTACATCCAAAATTAGATAAAATATACAAAAAATTTCCAAAATTATTAACAGAATTTAAAAACTTAATTTTCTATGGTCCAAATGGAACAGGGAAATATACACAAATGTTAACATCTATAAAAAAATATAGTCCAACCGAATTAAAATATGAAAAAAAAATAAGCATAACATATAATAAACAACAATACTTTTTTAAAATAAGCGATATACATTATGAAATAGATATGTCTTTATTAGGTTGTAATTCAAAATTGCTGTGGCATGAAATTTATCAACAAATAATTGATATTATATCAGCAAAAACTGATAAGTCAGGAATAATTGTTTGTAAATATTTTCATGAAATACATAGCGAATTATTGGAAAATTTTTATAGTTATATGCAGCAAAATAACTCTATTACTGTAGATTTAAAATTTATTATACTAACAGAACAAATAAGTTTTATACCAGACAATATATTAAAATGTTGTGAAATTATTCATATACCTAGACCTACAAAAACAGCATATTTTAATTGTATAAAAAATAACTGTTCAAATAAATTAATCCATAAGGTTCCAGTAAAAACTCCAACAAAATTACCAGTCAAATTAAAAGTAGAAAATATAACAAATATTAAATTTCTTTATTTTTACAATGAGGATTTATTGCTTCAACATAAAATTATTTGTAATAAAATAATACACAATTTAATAAATATACAAGATCTACAATTTTTTAAATTTAGAGATATTCTGTATGATATATTTATATATAATCTTGATATATCAGACTGTATTTGGTATATTCTCTCTATACTCATTGAACAAAAAAAAATAAAAGAAGCCAATTTGTCCATTATTCTTACAAAGACATATTGTTTTTTTCAATATTATAATAATAATTATAGACCAATTTATCATGTTGAAAATTATTTATTATATCTAGCTAAATTAATTCATAATCTATAAATATTTAATTTCTCCATGGAAGAGTCTGGCGACCACTTGTAAACGCAGTGATATTTCTGTTATAAAACTGGAAATTTTTCACATAAACACTTAAAGGTGATGGAATAGTATTATTTGCTTGAGCAACAAAAGCAAAATTATTATAAGAATTGGGGATACCACGTCGGTAAAAAATCGCACTAGTATGAATAGCCATTTATACAATAGAAGAATATTATATTTTATATAAATACATAGTTTATATAAAATTAAAAATATGACATGTTAATACTTAAAGTTTGTAGTTTTAAGTATTAACATATGGATCAAAAACTAGCATATGAAATATTAGGGATAGAAAAAAATACGTATATATTTAATATATCTTTAGAATACTTAAAGAAACAATACAGAAAAATGGCATTAAAGTATCATCCTGATAAAAATGGAAATACACAAGAGTCTACATTAAAGTTCCAGCAAATAAACGAAGCTTATGAATATTTAAAGAGAGAAATAATAATTTCAAATCAATATTGTAATACAGAAGACACAGAAGATGAAACTACATCACCAGATTTGAATTCTTCTCTCTATTTTGATATCTTAAAAGAATTTATGAAAACAGTTTTTGAAGGAACCTATAATGAAATATTATCTAAAGTAGTAAAGGATATTATTATAACTGGTAAGAAAATAACAGCAACACTTTTTGATGAGTTAGATAAAGATACTGTATTAAATATCTATAGTTTTCTCTCTAATCATCGTTTGTTACTTTATTTGAGTGAAGAGGTATTGGATATGATTAGAGGAATTGTGGTAAAAAAATATGACAATGTTCAAATATATAAATTAAATCCTAGCATAAATGATTTAATAAATAATAATGTTTATAAATTACATGTAAATAATGAATTATTTTTAGTTCCATTATGGAATAATGAATCATATTATGATAGTTCAGGGTGTGAAATAATTGTTATATGTGAACCAGAGCTACCACATGATATTACAATTGATGAAGACAATAACATTTGTGTTGATTATTCTATTTTATTACGAGATGAGTTATATAAATTAATACAAGAAAATGAAAAATTATATGTAACTATTGGGAGTAAAATATTTCCAATACCATTATCACAATTATATATGAAGAGAGAACAATTTTATAGAATAAAAAATGAAGGATTACCACAAACTCAAAATGATATGTACAATATATCTGAAAAAACAGATATTATTGTTAAAATAATTTTAATATAAGTTATTTAATATTTATATTTATATTCGTATTTATATTCGTATTTAATATATATGAGAAATATAACAAAAAAAAATATAATAAAAAGAAATACAACAAAAAAAAAGTATCATATTAAAAGTAAAAGTGTGTATCCTCCATTTCCAATTGATATTGTGTATACATGGAAGGGCGAGGATTTTTCAAATAATAGAAGATTAAGTAATAATAACGAATTAAAATATAGTTTAAGATCAGTTGAATTAAATGCTCAGTGGGTAAATAAAATATATATTTTAATGAATAAAAATAAAATGCCTAGTTGGATAAAACCAACTGATAAAATAATTATTTTAGAACATACTGATACATTTCCATCAAAAAAGTATTTACCAAATATAAATTCAAACGCAATTGAAAGTACTATAGTAAATATACCAGGTCTATCTGAGCATTATATATATTTTAATGACGACGTATTTTTAGGTAAGAAAACCAAATACACTGACTTTTTTACACCAGATGGAAAGGCAATTATTGATAAAATTGCTAAAAATAGGACAAAAAAATATATTGAAAATAATTTTAAAAAGATGGATAATCATTTTAAATTAAATTTAAATACAAAATTACCCTCAAATTGTAATACAATATCTAAACATATTCCTTTTCCGCAAATTAAAAGCGTTGTATTAAAATTTAATAAAGAATATGCTAATTATATACATCAACTGCGTTCAACAAAAAGAAGAAGACCTGGTAATCTACTTTATCAACAAATTCATTGTCCAATATCAAAATATATGTTGTTAAAAAATAAAGCAGTGATACACAATTTTTCAAATAAACATGTAGATGTTAGATCTTCTGACAAGATTTTATCAACAAATTTAAAAAAAATATTAAGAGATAAACCACAATTTTTTTGTATTAAAGATGATGAAGATGATCATTTAAAAAGGCACATTATCCGAGAAAAATTAACCAATTTTTTTGAAAATTATTATCCAGAAAAAGCTAGCTTTGAAAAATAATATAAATATAGATAGTTTTATTTTATATTATTATAGTTTGCTGTTAAGTTTCAAAAATAAGTATTTGTATGTATGTACTGAAAAAAATTTATAATTTATTTTTGTATTTATGTAGTTTTTAATTTATTATGCTTTTATTTATTTTATAAAATTTTCTAACTGACTAATTTATGCCTCGACCTTCTTCTTGGTGACAACCTTCTTCTTCTTAGGCTCCTCTGGAAGAGCAGCTACAGGAGAAGCAATTACTGGAGTAGCAACAGGAGCAGGTGGAGGAGGCAACTCATGCTCGTCATCGCTGTCATCAACAATTGTACTAACAACTGCTCCATCAGGATCAACATCATCCTCAGGAGGAGGAAGAGCCTTGAGCTTTTCAACATCAGCTGCCTTAGGCTTCAAGAAGCAAACTCCCTCAGTAATAGTAGATGTCTTTGGCTTCTGAACAATAGCCTGCTTCAAATTCCAAGTAATAGAAACCTTGCCATTAATAAACCAAAGTCCACCGCACTGAAGAAGAGCAATCACATGTGTTCTGGACTTCAAGAAATCAAGAGGAGTTACATGAGCAGCAGTCTTTCCCTTAACATACAAGGGGTTTCCTTCCTCATCATAAATTTCTGATTGCCAGACGCCAGACCAACAAGGGATCTTAGCAGTAAGAGTAGGAGGCTTATTGTAGTCGAGCTCTGCCTTACCCTTCTCAACCTTTGGATACTTTAGCATTGCGTTAAACTTCTCATCCATCACCTCCATACTCTTGATCTCCTTACCAAACCACTCCTTTGAATAAACCATAGCATCCTTCTTGACCTTGTCCTCCAAATTTTTAATTGATGCGAGAAATGCCTCAGCATCTGGGTTAGAATATTCTGAATTAGGAAACTGAAGAGACATAGTCCACTTGCCAGTTAAATTTCCCTGTTGGTCCTTACCTTCCTGAGCTCCCCACGTGAGGATTAATGGAGTGCTGAATGTAAGTGATTCTCTAAAATTCTTATTCTGTAAATTTACAACCTTGCCGCCGGCCGCATGAGCCTTAGGAGCAGAGTATGAAAATACACTGGTATCAATATTAGTTCCGTCTAGAATTGCGCTTGCCATGTCTGATAGTATGATTTATATACTTGGCTTATCTTTAAATCAATTTTTTTTTTAAATATAAATGAAAATATGGTCTTATCTATAAAATATTGACATCATATTATGGTAAGAATTAATTTATAAATAATATAAAAAAACAGTTCAAAAAGAAAATATAAAGTATATATATAACATATATGATGGAGTTAAAGAAAAATAAAGGTCATGATATGACAGATGAATATATGGATATAATTACAAAAAGAGCAATGAAGACCCTACCAGAAATAAAAAAGGCAATCAAAGTAACAGATGACTGTATAAGTATTCCAACAATAAAAAATTATGATGATTTAACAAAATACAATTATAATATTACACAATTAAAAATAATAGCCAAGCACTATAAATTAAAAATTAGTGGAAATAAACCTCAATTAATTTCTCGTATTTTTTCTTACTTATATTTTTCATCATATGCTATTAAAATTCAAAAAATTTTCAGAGGTATGCTTGTAAAAAAATATAAATTAGTACACGGTCCTGCAGCTATGAATAGAAAATTATGTAATAATGCTGAGGATTTTATTACTATGGAACCGGTTGAAGAAATAAATTTCCATCAATTTTTAAGTTATAAAGATCAAGATGGGTTTATTTATGGTTTTGATATAATTTCTCTCCATAATTTATTTTTAAAATCAAAAGAAAATGATCAAATAAAAAATCCTTACAACAGAAATACTATACCAGAAACAGCAATAAAAAATATAAAATCTGTTGTTAGACTTAGTCGAATTTTGAAAATACATGTGAATTTACATTATGAAGACGATAGCCAAAATGTTTCATCTGAAAAAGCAGTGGAATTAAGGACACTTGCTTTATTTCAAAACATAGATGCTTTAGGAAATTATTCCAGTCCTCAATGGTTTCTCTCTTTAAACAGAAATCAAATGATAAAAATGGTAAGAGAACTTGTAGAAATTTGGAATTATCGAGCTCAATTAACCAATGAAATTAAACGCGCAATTTGTCCTCCAAATGGCGATCCATTTAGAAATTTAAGCATTCAATATATTCATACAGAAGCAAATATAACAAATGTTAGAAAAGTAGTTTTAGAAATCCTGGAAAAATTAGTAAATAGCGGCACGGAAAAGGACAATAAAGCTTTAGGAGCCTATTATGTACTTGGATGTTTAACTTTAGTTAACACAGAAGCTGCTACATCACTACCTTGGCTTTTTCAAAGTTTCTCATACTTTTAATTTAATGTAGGAACTATTAAAATACCCCTATTATTTATATTATACCATATTATCGTAAGAATATATATTATTTGATTAAAATCACTTAAAAAGTAGTTATTAGTATATAGTATAATAAGATGCCAAAGAAACCATCTACTAAGACCGTTGAGACTGAACAAGTCGTTGCTGCTCCTGCCCCTGTTGTTGAGAAGAAGGCCAAGAAGGCCAAGGCTGTGAAGCCTGTTGTTGATGTTGCTGCCCCTGCTCCTGTTGTCGAGCAGGCAGCTGATGCTACTGCTGCCGAGGTTTCCCTCGCTGAGCAGACTGTTGAGTTCCAGTCCAAGCTTCACCAGCTTGGTGTTCTTCTTTCTGCCCTCAAGTCTGAGTTCAGATCTCTTGAGAAGAAGTGGACCCGCGATGTTAAGACTGCCCAAAAGCAGTCTAGCAAGAGAAAGCGCAAGGCCGGAAACCGTGCTCCTTCTGGATTTGTTAAGCCCACCAAGATCTCTGATGAGCTTGCTTCTTTCCTTGGAAAGGAGAAGGGAACTGAGATGGCTCGCACTGATGTGACCCGTGAGATCAACGCTTACATCCGCGCTAACAAGCTTCAGGATCAGGATAATGGTCGCAAGATCATCCCTGACACCAAGCTTGCTGCCCTCTTGAAGCTTAAGAAGTCTGATGAGCTCACCTACTTCAATCTCCAGAAGTACATGTCTCCTCACTTTGCCAAGGCTGTCAAGGATGCCACTGCTTAAATTTCACCATTTAGACAGTTACCTACATCTTTTAAAAGTAAATCAAATATTTTAAATAAATTTAGAAAAAATTTAGAAAAAATATTTATATAAATTATAATGGCTAATACCAGAAGTATGTCTAAAAATAGAACGCATAAGCGTAAAATTTATAGAATGCGTGTTAAAAGTTCTCCTTGTCGTAAGTTGGGAAAGGCGACATGTAGAAGAAAATATGGATGTAAAATGGCTAATGGAACTAAGAGAACCTATTGCCGTAAAAGAATGAACCGTAGTGCTTAAAAGGTAAGTCGTATTTATTTTTTATTATTTAACTTTTTAATTATTATCTAACATTTCAAATTATCTGGTCCATAAGGACCGCATAATTTTATCACAAAAAAATAAAAAACTTTTTATTTGTATTTAACTTTGACTTTAACTTTGTCTTTTTATTCACAAGGAAATATAAATCCATCTGTTTTTAAAATTTCTACAATTTCTTCTTTTACCATAATACTATTAGTAATTTTTATATCTTCAAATTTTTTTATATTCTGATGATTTTTAGTTAGGTCAAATATATCATAAATTTTTTGTAATAGTTCTAAATCCTGTATATAATTGGTGTTAGATACTAACCAATCATAAAATTCAATATTTTGTTGATTATTATATTGATCCTGATTGTTTTCTTCTTTCATCTTTGCTTTAAAGTATTTTTTGAAATACTTTAAAGTAGTATACAGATTAGGTGAATTTTTTGTTTCTTCTACTACACTATTGTAATCTGTACCAGATAACACACATATTTCCCTTAAATCTTTTTGAGTAATACCTAGTGTTTCAAGTATACTTTTGGTGTCATATAAAACCGCTGTATGATTTAAAAGGCTCATATACCTGATTACTCTAGGGCAACCATATACAAACATATCCATGTCTTCACTCAATGTAGCCCAAACTTTTCCTTTGATAGTCAATAATGCGCATATTTCATCAGATTCACCAGGCGCATCATAATATGTCGCTCCATATGCTCTTATTAGTCTTTTCACCATTTCAATATCTTTTCTACTAATATTTACAAATTTTTTCTTTAATAAATCCATATTTGTAATTATTTCTTGTTTTTCAATTTCATCCATGTCTTCATTTATAATTAATTTATTTTTAAGTATAGCATATTCTTCTTCAGCAGCTTTTTTGTCTTCCTTGCGTTTTTGTATTAGCTCTCTTTTTTCATCAGGAGCTTTTCCATCGAAGATAAATATTGGAATAATATTGTAATGTCGTAAAACAGATAACAATAAATATATATTCTCAATAAGACTATTTTCCGAAGCATATTTATACATATAAATACTAATGTCAATAGCAATTTTTTTACCCGATAATTGCTTTAGAGACATTAGTTTTATGGCTTGTGTTGCTTCTTCTTTAAAGAAACGATTTAAATAACGGATACCCATAAAATACGGAATTAGTTTTGTGTGTATAATTACAGTTTATTTTTTATTTCTCAATTTTTTTATCCATTTCAGACCTTTTCAAAGATCCAAAGGGACTGGTGTTGCGGAGCCAAACTTTTTATTTTTATTTATAATAAAATTGAAATATATCTATATAATATATATTTTATTATACAAAAATTAAAATGGTTAACAATAAACAAAGACTAAAATATTGTATTATTATAAATTTTGCCTTATTATGTCTAATTATTGTTGTTATAATGATTATGAAAGAACCAAATGATAAATATTTAAGGTTTGGTCCAAATGAAAATTTATTGATTATGAGCGTAAAAATAAATACCAAAATACGTTATATATTTTTACAAATATTCATAGCATTTACAGAATTTACACGTGTCACTATTAAAGAGATTGCTAATCCAATTTTGGGTTTTAACATCTATAATCCAGACAAAAAAGTAATAACAGAATTTAATAAAAATGAATTACAAATTATGGCTAATAGTATGTGGTTTATTAATAGTCTAATTTCATCATTTTATATAATAATTACTATATCCCAACTTGATATTGCAATTCTTAAAGTAATTTATTCTGAGTTGACAACTATTTATACAATTAGGATGTTATTAAATGAAAAACAATTTGTTAAAGAAAACAATGATGAAATAGAAAATATAGAATTAATTAGTAATAATGTATAAAGTATGTAAATCCAACTCTTATAAAATGTTTAGCTCCGCAACGGCTTAAGCTTTGCGAAAGTTCCTTTAGACCTTTGAAAAGGTGGACAAAAAAAAATTGAAATGCTTTTTCAATAAAAAATAAAAGACACAATTACCAGTTAGAACAATGAAGACCAGATCCCAAACTAAACCTCTTGAATTAACAGCACCCAGCTTTGTTAAATATGAAGTCGATATCGACTTTGATGGAGCACTCAAAGCATGGCAAGCAAATAAAAAAAGTATAGGACAAAGCAGTTATAAATATGTGTGTCAAAAAGTTGGTAATAGAGGAACAAATTGTATTTCCAAATGCCTACCAGGAGAGCATTACTGCGCGACACATTTAAAAATGCTGTCTAAGAAATAAAAATAATAAATAAAAATTAGAGAGAAAAACAAAAAATAAATACTAACTAACCTAGTTCACAAATACTCATGCGTAAATTTGATAAAATATATTGGTAATTATTTTTTTTATTTTTTCTCTCTATTTGTGCCAAAAAATGTTCTGTTTCTTTTATTGAACTCAATAAACTTTTTGTTTTATAATTTTTTTTAATAAAATCACAATATTCTTTTTGATTTGAAGATGTTTTTTTAAATTGTAATAAAGAGAGATTATTCTCATCGCACCATGCTAAAAACCCTTGATAATTATTTATTAAGATCCCTTTAATAATATAATAAGATAAAACATGTGTTTTTTCCTTATATAAATTCTCTCTAAGAAGTCTACTACGTGCTGTATTAGAATATAAATCTGTATAAGTTAACCCCATGAAGTTTAATGTTTTTACTAACTGGAAAAAACTATATGTTCTCTCAAAATTTATAAAAAATTCGGAATGAGAGAGAAAATCATGTATATTTGTCTTATCCTTTATTGAAAAAAAACTACAAAATAGTGAATTCATAATTTCAGCCCAAAATTCTGTATATGATTCAAATAAATTTACATCAGATGACACTCTAAAAATATCTAAAATACATCTATGAGTATCATTATTATTCATATCTGAAAAATCTAACCCAAAATTATGAAATGTTTCGTGAATAAATACTTTAAACCATTCCTCTTTTCTGAATACAACTATTTCAGAATCTTTTGGACAAGTAGTAGTAAATGCCGTATTTACATTAATTTCATCTAAAATAAAAATATTTGAAGATGGTAGACGCTTTTCGAGAGAAGTAAAATAAAAATAAACGACTAATGAATTTGCGCATTGTTTTGATGAGTATTGATTTAATATATATAACCACATGATGATTGTATCTACATACCTACTGAAGGTATCTAATTTTAATTCAATATTATCTTCTTCAACAATAAAATGTATCTTTATATTTCGACCATAGAGAGAAAAAGAATAAACCAATTCAGACATTGCTAAATTATCAATATGATCGCGCACTAGTTGAGGAAAGCTGTTAGAGTTAAAAATTTGAGGTCTAGTAATTTGTGCAGGAGTAAGTAATTTTTTAGTACTTAATGTATAATATTGACCTTTGTGCTTTATTTTAAGTAAATATTTATAGGCATTATAAATGTCATTATATAATTTTTTTAAAATAGATATAGTTTTTCTATTTTGTTTTACTGGATGAATATGATTATTTTTTGTAAAAAATAACATTAGTTGTTTACTTTTTTCAGATAATTTCATTCTTATAATAATATATTATTTATTTTATTATTTAATTACTAATTTAATTATTTGTTTATTATATGGATACTACAACTATTATTATTGTTTTAGCGATTATTTTATTCATTTTAATTGCTTTAAACCATATTAAAATCTCGCAAACAACAACAGTAACAACTACTGAAGTTACCAGAAAAGCATCTTGTTCTCAAACTACATTTGGGTGTTGCCCAGATGGTGTAAATTCAAAAATAAATTTTTACGGAACAAATTGTCCAGGGTATCGTCCTAGTCCAGGATATTTACCAACACCTTCCCCTCCACCTCCACCTCCACCTCCACCTCCACAACCAATACCAACACCTCCTCCACCACCTCCTCCTGTTAAACCTATTGGAGGTTGCTCTGGAACGCGTTATGGATGTTGTCCTAATAATATAACAGCAAAGGTAGATTCACAAGGTAGTAATTGTTTATTAAAATAAAAATATAATATTTAAATAAAATATTTAAGTATTATAAAATGTCTATGAAAGAAGAAACAGTTTTTATTTCTTCGCAAGAAGAAGAACAAGTTGTTAAAGAAGAAATTAATAATAAAGCTCAAGAAGTTAGTGGAAAATCAAAAAAAAATGTAGAAAAAATGAAAAAAAGATTTGAAAAAGAAAATAAAATACAAAATACAAAAGAACCTGAACCAGAAATTGTAAAAGAACCTGAACCAGAAATTGTAAAAGAACCTGAACCAGAAATTGTAAAAGAACCAGAACCAGAAATTGTAAAAGACCCAGAGCCACAAGTTATAAAAGAACCTGAACCAGAAGTTAAACTAGAGGAAATTAAAATAGAAGATACAAAAGAAGTATCTACTGTAGAGGTTGACCTATCATCTAATAATATTTTACCAGATTTTTCAAACAAATCTATTACCGAAATCTTTTTATATATTAAACAAAAATATGAAGATAGTAAAAAAGACAAACTAGATAATGAAATTAATGAAATTATTAATTATTATACAAAAATAAATTGTGTTTTAAAATATAATGATATAGTTATCATTAATAAACTATTAAAAAGTAATTCAACAATATTTGATGAAATTGAAAAATTAGCACAAGATATAATTAAAAATGGCGATATTGAATCAAAAAGTGTTCCCGATTTTGTCATTATTATTCAAATACTTTATAGAAGTTTTTTAACTTTAAAAGGATCAAAATTAGATTCCAAAAAAATTTCTACGACTTGCGTTACAATTATTAAATTTATTTTTCATAGTTTGTTAGATAAACAAAAAACATATGTATTAAATTTGGTCCATTTAGATCAATTAATTGAATCGTTTGTTAGTTTATTAGATTATAAAACTTACGTTACTCCAAAATCATGCTGTTCTATTATGTAAAAAAATATTAATTTATTAATTTATTAAATATAAATAATTATCATAATACTATTTATATTTTTATATAAAATTTAATATAAATTATGCTTTTTCATTGCGTTTAATTTTATCTCTAACTAACATAAGTTCATCAAATACAGCAGGTTCTTTACCTCTCATAAAATGAGTTAGTTTAGCTTCATTTGTAGCAAGCAACATATTTTTTAAATCTTCATTTTGAGAGAACTTTGCGTATTGAGCCGCATACATTTCCTTTTTATGACGAGCCCCAAAGAAATCAGAGTCAACTGATACTTCAACTGGTCTTAATAATTCTCCCTTATATTTGCCTGATTTACCTCCAGCTCCCTTTGCCATAGCAGTATCTTTGGATAAATCAGTTCCAGAATCAAGAGAGAAACTCAAATAAAAGTCAGGATGTGTTTTCTTAAATTTAGAGCCCTGATAATAATGCTCAACAGAAGCCCATTGGTGATTATCTAATGAGAATGGTTGTACCCAAAAATTAGATAACTTCTTACGCCATTGTGGAATAGTTGCTAACTCAGAAAATTCTTTTAGTCTTTCTGATGGAATTTTCTCTCCACTACCTTTTCCAGGAAGTGGTTTATCTAAAGACTTTGAGTAAAATTGAAAAACAATATCGTCATTATATAGTCCTCTCAATTTACTTTCAGAGAGATCTTCATATCGTGCTTCTTTTATTTCTTCTCTTGTTTTTCCTGTTTTAAATTTAATAAAATCAGGAATAATAGCAAATGGTCCAGCATTTTTTTCCATACACTTATCAGCAATCATCTTCTTCATATCATAAGGTATTTCAGAAAATTTAAATATCATTTTTTTTTTATAGGTTATTAATTTATAATGCTGACCAGTATGATCTACAATAATATAAAACTCTGGGGTAAAACGACCTCTTTGAAGTAATGTTTCATCACTTAAATGTCCACATTGTAAAACATTTTTCATATCACCATCTTTAAACATTTCACTAGACATAATAATAAATTTAATATTTAATATTCTCTCTAATGTTGTCAAAGCCCAATCATCTGCCCAAAAATCACAATGTCTTATCTTGTTTTTAAAAGCTTCAATAGTATCAATTCCCTTCATAAATTTATATTCTGAAAGTATTTGAGTTGTAATTTTTTTTTCCTTTACAAGTCTATCATGTTGTTCTTTTACCTTTTTGGCTTCACTTGAAATAATTTTTTGTTCATTTCTATCAATTACTTCAGCAAATCTCTGTTGTAACATTAAATATTCTGCCTCCAATTCTTTTATTTGTTGAGTATCTTTAATAAGAGCAGCATTATACATATCATATTGTTCTTTATAATTTAAAAATATTTTTTCAGTAACATCTTTTGATAATTTTTTTCTTAATTTATTTACAGATGTGTGCTGAGCTATACTTGAAAACGCATCTCTAATAGTAGCAAATAAACAATCACCTCCACCTTCATTATCAATTATACCATAAAACTTATTTTTCATAAATTTTGTAACCCATGTATCTTTTGGATCAGCGTGGTACTTTTCTTTATAATCTTTAGCTTGCTTGGCAGTTTCTTCATTTAATAAAGGTGGCAACGGAACACCTTTTGTAAAAACAAAAATGTCCTTTCTCTCTTCGGGTATTTCATAAAATTCATTGTACTCATTTTCTGCCTTTTCTTCATCAGAAACTTCTCCTTCTTCCTCTTCTTCGTCATCTTCATCTTTTGCTTCACCCTTTTTTGATGGTAATCTTATAAGAGGAACTTCTGGTTTTAAACGCAATTTATTTAAAAATTTTTCAGTAGCAAACGCATAAATTAATGGATCGTTTATTTTTTCAACATCTAAATTACTATCTTCATCTAATAGAGACATGTAATCTGAAGCTTTTATTTCATAAACACCAATTTGAACAACTTTATTATTATATTTAACTAAATAAATTGGAAAATACATAATATTCTTGTCTTCAAACGTATTTTTTCCACTGCCAACAGCAATAATTACATCTACACCTTTTATTTCTAATTGATATAGATTAGCTTCCATTTTAAGATCTGCTGAATCGACACTTTTTAATTCAGGATAACTAACATCACTATCTATTTTTGATAACACCATATAATATTACTATATTTTATATTTAATACAAATTAAATACAAAATACAAAATTAAATACAAAATATAAATTAAATAAAAATTTTATTTTTACCACAATATATATTTTTTCATAAATTTATCGTTTTTTAATTCATTTATATAAAACCATAAATTTTGTCTTTTAAATACAATATCATTATTAATAGGATCATTTTCAAAATTTACCAAAATTTCTATAATTTGATCCTTATTACATTTATTAGTTTTTATTTCTTTTAAAAAACCATAGTATTCGCATATAACTAATAACTCTTTTACAGTAAAATTTTCACTGTAATTAATTATTTGTGGTAGAGCCATTTCATTATTATATAATTGTTGATCTTCTATTTGTAATAATAGCTCATTTATATCAAAATCTGTAGTACCATTTTCAGAATGAATTGTATCTACTGTATCATCTAAAAAAAATTGAATATTTCCATCTATATTATTTATGCTAGTTTGATCAGTCATTATTTAAATATTTCTTTATCTATTTAAATAATTATTTTACTATACTTTTTTCCACTTTTAAGAAAAGTGGAGCAAAAATTTTTAGAAAATATTATTTTATAGTTTTATAATTTTATAATTTTATAAATGTGTTTGGCTCAACCTTTTTAAAGGTGGAAAAGGTGGAATTACATATCAATCAAGTCCATAAATTTAAACAATGATTTATTTGTCAAGCTTTTATAATCTTTCACCTTACTATTGGCAATTTTATCAATGACTTCAGAAATAGTATATCCTTCAATTGGTAAATAATCATCGCCGTCATCATCTTCATACAATTCCTTCTTATACAAAATAGCAACTGTTTCCGTTAATTCATCTACTTCATTTTTCTTATTATCTTGCGAAATGAAAGCATACAATTGCGAAAGAAGATTTCTGGTTATATTCATTATCTTTCCCTGTGTAATCATACCATTTGACATTAAATTCAAATAGAAAGCAGCAAGAGCCTTTCTCTTTTCATTTATTTTATTAATTTCACAAAATTTATCATAATTCACCTTAGGATCAACATATTCAATTGTATTAAATAGCTCTGTAAAATTTTCTAAATTTTTCTCAAAAGTATCTTTCATTGTAGGATATTTACTAGATAATTCAGAATATAAATCAGCATATACTTTTGAGTAATATCTATTTGTAGAAGCAATATCAAATAGAGTTGTGCTCAATCTTGCCATATTATCAACCGTAATATTTTCACTAATTAATCGATCTATTATTTCAAAAATTTTATTAACAATATCAATGTAATTTTTATCTGTTAATTTATTCAGATTTGCTCTTATAGCATCTATATCAGCATCAAGACCAGCTTTCTCTTCAATCTTTGTAGGCTGAAAATTTCTAATAGCATTCCAATCTTCATCATTTATAATTTCTTGAGCCTTTCCGCGACGACCTCTTTTAAAACCTCCATTACCATTTTCTCTAGTTGTTTCTGATTTAATTGGATTTTCTTGTTTTTGAAATACAGGAGTTTTCACGTAATCAGGTGATCCAACTTGTAATGCCAATTCAGAAATTCTATTTAAAGTTTCATCTGGCAATTTATAATTAAATCCCTGAAAAAGGATAGAATTAAAATCATCAATACTATATTTGTGAATACTAACCGACATTATAATAGTATATTATATTATACCATACCATTTATATCAATTTTTTTTAAAATATAATAATATTTATAAATACACTTAAATAGATTTGATGATAATATATATATAATGTCAGCTAATTCTACAGTTAACGAGGTGTTTGGTATTAACGAAGATGTGTATGATTCTTCGTATGAAATTCTAGCATGGGATGATCTAGAAATTGATCCCAATTTATTAAGAGGTATTTATGCTTATGGTTTTGAGAAACCTAGTCCTATTCAACAGAAGGCTATAAAGCCTCTTATTCTTAAAAAAGATATTGTAGCGCAAGCACAATCCGGAACAGGTAAAACAGCGACTTTTACTATTGGTGCCTTAGCAAATGTAGACATCACTGATAACAACACGCAAATTTTAGTTTTGTCTCCAACAAAAGAGCTGACTACTCAAACAGCTAAAGTATTTGCTGGACTAGGAGGTATGCTTGATGGTCTTCGTATTAAGACTGTTTATGGAGGTTCTGCTTTTGAAGAAAGTAGTAGTTTTTCAAATAAAACAGTTCCTCATGTTATTTGTGGTTGTCCTGGACGCGTTTATGACATGATGCGTCGTGATAAAATTAATTCTAGAAAAATTAAGCTAGTTATTTTGGATGAAGCTGACGAAATGTTATCTAGCGGATTTAAGGACCAAGTCTATAACATTTTTCAGAATTTTAGTAGCAATATTCAGGTCGCACTTTTTAGTGCTACTATGCCTGACGGTATTAATACTATTATTAGTAAAATTATGAGGGATCCAGTAAAGATTAGTGTTAAACGAGAGGCATTAACATTAGAAGGAATTAAACAATATTATGTTGCTATTGATGATGATCACCAAAAATACGCTACATTAAAAGACCTTTTTTCATATTTATCTATTTCACAATGTATTATTTATTGTAATAGCATTAAACGAGTTCAAGATTTATATGAAGCAATGAAGGATGATGAGTTTCCAGTTTGTCGTATTCATGGTAATATGGAGAAAACTGATAGAGAAAGTGCTTTCAATGATTTTAAATCTGGAGGCTCTCGTGTATTAATTTCTTCCAATGTTACTGCTCGTGGTATTGATATTCAACAAGTAAGTATTGTTATTAATTTTGATTTACCAAAATGTGTACACACATATCTTCATAGAATTGGACGAAGTGGTAGATGGGGTAGAAAAGGTGTTGGAATTAATTTTATTACTAGACGAGATGTAACTAAGATTAAAACAATTGAAGAACATTATTCTACTCAAATTTCTGAAATGCCTGCTGATTTTGGATTTTTGTCTGGAATTTAGATTATAAAAGTAATTTAAAAGTAACTTAAAAAAATTAATAGATAATAATTTAGACAAGAAATAATGTCAAATGATTATTTAATGTATATAGCATCTGTAGGGTATTTTATTTGTTATGTTCCAGATTTTTTTGCTAATGTTATAAATAAAAACGCAAATATATATAATGTATATGAAAAATTAATTATGTTAATGGCTACTACTTTTGCTTTAAGTTATTCAATTACCATAAATAATAATGCTCTAATTATTAATTATGCTCCTCTTTTTTGTTTAGATGTTGTTTCGTTAATAATGAAATCTTATTATGCTTATAAAAATAGAAATATAGATGTTCGGGTATTAAATGGTAAAATAGCTTTTGAAAATGTAATACATCATGATATTGAAAACCCTATCCATAATATTGAAAATCATATTCATAATATAGAAAGTTTATAATATTTCATTTTAGTTTTATTACTTTAATTATTATATTTATAATTGTCAATAAATATAATAATTTTTTATTTTCCTGTTACATCAACATCAAGTGTTTTTGAAGTGCTTATTTTATAAAGTTCATAAGGTCTAGTCAAAAATGAATTAATCGTAAAAGTTTGGTTATTATTATCAAGAAAACTAAAACCCAAATTACTTCTATTAGCAACACCAATTGTGTATGTTGAAAGATTTTCAACACAATGCCACCACCAAGAAGGATTAAATAATACATCTCCTTCCTCTAATACATATTCATATTTTGGAATATTTCTTAAAATTGATTTATCTTTAAAATAATTAAGTTTTGATACTACAAAAATACCATTATCACTTAAAACAGGTGATAAATATGGAGAATATTCAGGATCAATAAATGTCCATTTTTTTTTACCTTTAACATTAAAAAATACATTTGATTTCATAGCACAATGAAGAGTTGTTCCAGTTCCTCTTGGACCAAAAAACAATTGACTTAGGTCTGCGTATTCTATAGGTGTAATTTCATTTAATTTTTTAATATTTAAATCTTTTTGTAAAACTTCGCAATCAATAAAAATACTATGAAAATTATTTATATATATTTGTTCACCATTTTCAATCATATCACATGCGTTTGAAAATTGAACATTTTCAAGAACTTTAACATCATTAAATTGATCTTTTAACATTCCTTTACCGTTTGCTTTTGTAAATCCTTTTACTAAATATTCACCGCAATTTTGTCTTAAATATTCTATATCCCATTTTTTTACACACGGAAAATCCTTTATAAGACCCTTTATAACCAAAGGTGTTCTATAATTATTTGTATATTTTTGTATTAAATCTATTTGATCAGCTTCAATACTTGGAAGAATAGAAGTAGTATTTCGTTTTTCCAATTTATCATAATGCTGGTTCAAACTGTCTAATCTATAATTACAATATTTATAATATATATCATCTATAAAATTTGTAGGATTTTCATGAAATTTATTTAATTCATCGTGTTCTTTAATTGGAAAATCTTTACCAAAAAGATTTTTAATATAAAACATAATGAAAAAAAAGTTATAATATGATAATATTAATAATATTGTAAAAATTAATATAAAAAAAATTAATTTTGTACTTTTCTTTTGTTTTTTCATTTATATTAAATATATATTTTTTTATTTTATATTTTATTTTGTATTTTATTTTGTATTTATTGGTAATTAAAATTTAATTATACTATACGTATTTATCCAAATTATATGCAATTAAATTCCATACTATAAAATAAAATATATATATTGAAACTATATGTCTTATCCAATCTTTTCGTGTATAATTATATACTTTAAAATAAATAACTGACGCTAATACAAAAGTAGGTGCTAATATACTTATTAATAAAAATCTATTTCTTTTTGAAAGATCAAATTGATTAGCAAAAAATAAAGAGATAACATTTATTAAACCTAAAGCAACAGGCGCTGTAAAAGTATAAGAATTGTAATTATAATTATATTTCTCCTTCTTAAAACGCGATACTACAAAAAAATAAGGTAAAAAAATTAAACACGATGAACCTATAACAAATGCTCTTAGATACTCGTTACTCATAATTTATATAGATATTTAAAAATTAATAAATTTATAAAATCAATTCGTAAAATAACAATAATATAAATTCTTTATAAAATATAATGTTTAATACAGATTTCTTTTATAAACAAGACAAAGAAGCTAAAAAATTAGATAAGGAAGACGAAGAGCAAACTAGCACTGTTAATAAAATTAATGATTTTTTTAAGTTACCTATTTACTATAATGAAAAGAAGGTCGAACTTAAACAAAATTTAATAACCGATTTAGAACTTACAAAAACAGTTGATCCTTCTTCTAATTCTATTTATTCATTTTATTTTGACACTGATAATGATGTATCTACTAAATTAACCGAACAAGTTGCGGATTTTTATACAACTGATATTTCATTTTTAAAAGATAATCAAAAACTTATTAAATCATATACTTCTCCTATAACTAAATATACTCATTATTCGCCAAACTATAAGTCAATAATAAATATTTGGAATGAATTAAAGGTTGATAATGGATTTAGAGAGAAATATTACTATCTTGATTGGGAAATGATTGAATTTTTAAATACATCTGAAATTTTTTTACAATTTATGAGCATTTATAACTTATGTTCTCCTATTTTCTCTCTATTTGTTCCTGTAATTATACTAATCATACCATTTTTTATTTTAAAAATGAAAAATATTGAAATAACAGTTAGCGAATATATTAATGTATTAAAAGTTGTTGCTCAAACAAATGCTATTGGAAAATTATTTACAGTAAACTTTAGCGAGATTGGAATGCAAGAAAAATTATATATTTTAATTTCAGCAGGCTTTTATCTATTTTCTATTTACCAAAATGTCATGGTATGTGTTCGTTTTAATAATAATATGGAAACTATTCATAACCATTTTAGGGAAATTGAAGTATATTTAGATAATACTGTACAATCAATGGACAATTATCTTAAATACGCAAACCAATTGACTTCTCATAAAGAGTTTAATGACCAATTAATTAAAAAACGAGAGATTTTAGATAAAATTAATTCCAAAATAAAAACTATTTCAGAATATAGCATATATAATATTAGTAAGCTTAAAGAAATTGGAAGAGTATTAAAATATTTTTATGAATTACATACAGATACTACATATGAAGATGCTATCATGTATTCTATAGGGTTTAATGGTTATATTGATTGTATAGAAGGGTTACAGAAAAATCTTCTAGAGGGAAAAATCAATTATGCTAGTTTTGTTGACAGCAATAAGAAAATTGTATTTAAAAATAGTTATTATGCTAGCTTGAAGAATGATAAGCCTATTAAAAATACTATAAAATTGAAGAAAAATTTAATTATTACTGGACCCAATGCTTCAGGAAAAACAACCATTTTAAAATCCACACTTATTAATATTATATTTACACAGCAATTTGGATGTGGATTTTATCAATCGGCAAATTTCAAACCTTTTGATTATATTCATTGTTATCTAAATATTCCTGATACATCTGGTCGCGATAGTTTATTTCAAGCAGAAGCAAGAAGATGTAAGGAAATTTTGGACATTATCCAAGAAAATAAAAAGGCAACCCATTTTTGTGTATTTGATGAACTTTATTCGGGAACAAATCCAGAGGAAGCTGAGTTAAGCGCAACATCATTTATGTTGTATTTACAAAAATATAAAAATGTTACATCATTGCTTACAACACATTTTATTAAAGTTTGTAAAAAATTAGATAAAGAAAATAGTATTCAAAATTATAAAATGGTTACAGAGAAAAAAAATCATAAAATTATTTTCATGTATAAATTAGATAAAGGAATTTCTGAAGTAAAAGGTGGAATAAATGTGTTAACTGAAATGAATTACCCAAAGGAAATTATTGAGCACTCTATTAGTCAACAATAATTTAACATTATTATGTTTCAACCTGCTTTTATAAAAATAATATTTAAATATTTATTTATTTTATAATATGTCAAATTTAGCTTTAAATGGAACGCCAGGTTTTGATTTAGATAATATGTCAGATTTAGGAAATGAGAGTCCTAGAAGTATTACTTTTTTTGATCAAAAAGATAGATGGAAAGATCAAGTGCAAAAAATGCGTCAAATGTTTGTAGAAAGAGGTCCAATAATAGTTCAAAATCTTGGAGATGATGAAAAAAGCTTAGAATTAAAATCAATTGATTTTGATAAACTGATTAGTGTTCTAAAAGCAGCTGGTGAGCTACAATTACTTGATCCTCCTGATCCGGAGGGTATGGAATTTATGGAGGTTAAAAAAGACGAGAATGGCAACTATGACATTGATGACTATATATTAAAATCATTAGAAGCTATTGTTATAATTTGTCCTGAAGTGAGCAGAAATTATGTAGATTCTGGATCAGTATCTAATGTTTATAATTCAGACTCAGAAGAAATGATGAATGAATCTACAGGAGGTCAAAATATTAAAATAAGAAAAAGTAAATTTAATAAAACTTATAAAAAGTATAAAAAAATAAATAAAAAATCTAAAAAAATAAATAAAAAGTCTAAAAAAATAAATAAAAAGAAAAGTAATAAAAGAAAAACCTCTAGAAATAAATAAAGAGAAATACAGAAAGAAAAATATTATTTATAATATATAAAATGGATAACAAACTTATAACCCTACCTAGCAGTTTAGTTAACTCTTCTGAAGATGACACTATTATATCATTTGAATTTGACTTTGCTATGTGTCATGGACCGTATCTTTGTTGTCGATAATATAGAAGAGAATGATATAGGAATTATTAATGTAGATGATATTGATGTACATGATAATGATGTAAAAGTTTCTATTTCAAAAACAAAAATAAATATATATGAAGAAATAATGAAAATATCAAATAAAAATCATATACAATCAAATTCAATAAAAAAAAATATAAATAAGAGGGAAATAAAATTATTAAAAAGAGATGCTTCATGGCTCGACAAATAAACGTTAATATTAAATCTAATACATAAAATTATTAATATAAATTAAATTCGTTAATTAATAAATTAATTTATATATCCTTTCTGTAATAAATGTCTTCCTTAGCAGATTTATTTAGTCCTACATTTTTAATGTTTTTAGGAATATTAGTATTAGTAGTAGCTCTTTTAGTTGTTTATTTTGAAAATAAGATGAGAGAACAAAATCACCGAGTAGCATCCATGCTTAGTTTAGTATCCACTTTAGCCGAAGATGTTAATGGTATTAAATTTGGGTTAAATCATTTGGCTGTAAATTATATTGGAGGTGGCCAACCTTTAGCACAAAATACTGAAACTAATAATTTTCTAAATCAAGAAAATCTAATTCCTGTATCTGATGACGAAGAAGATGATGACGATGACGATGATGACGACTTTGAAGAGGATGATGAAAGCAACACTTCAGAAGATGAAAATACCGCTTTATTACTAGATGAAAATGATAGTGATGATGGTGACAATAATATGGAATTAATTGAAAATGAAGTTGACAGTGACAGTGATAGCGATAGTGAATTTGGTGATAGATCGGAAGTAAAAGTTTTAAAGATCAATATTAGTAATGAACTTAATGATGATATTAATGAATTAGATTTACAATCAGGTCATGATTTACATGAACTTTCTGATAATCTAGAGGAAGTAGGGGAACCAGTGGAACAACAAATTACATTATCTGATGAAATATCTGATGAAACCAGTTTTGATATTAGTAATTTAAAGACAATTAATATCCATTTAGAAGAATCTAAGAATGATGCTACTGATTATAAGAAACTTTCCATCCAGAAATTAAGAAGCATTGTTGCTGAAAAAGGATTAGCTGGAGATACTTCAAAATTGAAGAAACAGGATTTATTTAAATTACTTGGTGTTGAATAAAGATTTAAAAGATTTTTATATTAATTTTATCTTATAAATATATAAATGAGTTGGTCGACCTGCTACTCCGGATCTAATAATTATCAATTTAACTCTCCACCAATCATGTCAGATGGTCGAAATTGGGCACAATGGCAACCTGACGCTGTAGTTAATGAGAGAATTCAAAGACAAGAAGGTATTCAAAATAACTGGACATATCGCCAGTATCTCCAACATAACGGACTTCAAATTATGAAATACAATACAACTGAATCGTGTTATACATTAGGTTTAGACCCTCATGTTAAATCTGATCGCACACCATCAGATAATGTCCCTTACAAATTTAGAAATATATTTGACACAAGCAAACCAGGGTTTGGATACTGTAATAGTGATCTTAAAAATCCTTATTTAACCACAGAACAATTGAATGCTCGATTAATTGCTCCTTCTATTAATCCTGCTAATTTTTCAAATTAAATAAATAAATATATCATTTATATATGTATTTATTCGTTGGAATTACACAATTTATGAAAATTTTTAATCCATATTTTAGAAAACATCTATTAGAGACACTAGAAAGTCACGAATATTTATTTTTAAATACATTTTTAGTCGCATTTTTTGTAATGTTATATTTCATTTACAAATTATTTTCGCATGACAAATATATTGATAAATTAGCACATAAAATTAGAAATCTAACAACAACGCAAATAGTTTATTTTATTATTATTGCTCTTGTTACTGTTATATCATCACTTATTCTTATTCATTTTGATAAACATTATAATACACCATTAATTAATGGATTATTTACCAAAGTAATAGCTGCTGCGTTATTATTATTAGTCGGAATTTTTATGTTTAAGGAAAAATATAATTATAAACAAATATGCGGTATTATTCTAACTGTACTTGGATTATTTTTAATTTCTTGTAAATAATATTATAATTTATATTAATATATGTCAAAAAGAGTATTAGTTTTATGTCAACGAAAACATGGATTAGATGATTTAAGAAGAGGTGATGTTAAAGAGACTGTTATTCCAAAAATTAATGAGTATGTTGAGCAAATTTTAGGACCTGATACAACAATAGAGTACTTAACAGATGATAAACGTGACCCTACATCAGCAGATTTTAATTTTACGTTAAAAAAAGGCAATAGTGAAGCAGATGAATTTACTTCAACTCATAGAGGTATATATTCACTTATTTTACTTAATACATGTCCATTTTTAAATATGGATTTTAAGCTTATTCATTTATTATTACAGCCTGGTGGTATAATGGTATTTAAAGCCTTCCCAAATAATAATATAGATAAGGATTATTTTATTAGATGGCGTGGTATACCTGATAATGATAGAAATATAGAAAGTTTACATCACTATTTTACCCACATACCCAATGATAATTATCATGTTTATCAAAAAAAAGCACAAGTAGAAGATAGCTCATTAAGTTCTCAAGAAACCCCAATAGAAATAGCAGAACCAATAGCAGAACCAATAGCAGAAGTAGCAGAAGTAGGTTTAGAAGAAGAACCGACACCACCTGGCACTGTATCAGATGAAGACATCTTAAATTCTAATAAGAAATATAAAATAAAGGACCCTAGCACACCATTTAAATTCGGAGGTTTTTATTATTTTATTGATCCTATTACAAAAAAAATGAAAAAGTTACGATGCGTACAATATTCCAATTGGGATGATCCACAAGATTGCATATTTGATAATGGAGAAATTCATAGTAATTCCGATAAGGCGTGGAGAAGCGAGGGATGGGATATATTTTCTATGGGTAATCCTTTTACTAGTGCTATGAAACAGTCAAAGAAAAAAAAGGGAGGTAGTGGAAAATATAAAAATAAATCAAAAAAATTAAAGAAATTAAAAAAAAAGAGAAGATCAAGAAAAAAAACTATACGACGATAAATTTATATTATATTAAATATACTAAAATATATACTAAAATAAATAATATATATTTTAGTAAAATTAAATAATAGATTTAATTATTTTAATAGATATTATTAAATGAAAATATTATCTATCGATGTTGGCATAAAAAATTTAGCTTTTTGTCTTTTTGATAAATCAGCAGATCTAACGCAGTTTAAAGTTACAAAATGGGATATTATTAATATATCAGAACAAGAGGATAATTTGCTTTGTGGATTTGTTGAAAAAAATATTACCTGTAATAAACCAGCTAAATTTAAGAAAAACGAACAATGCTTTTGTTTAAAACATTCAAAAAAACAACCAAATTTACAAATACCAACATCTCAGCAAAAACCAGCATTTATTAATAAACAAAAAATTCAAAAACTTTTTGAAATAGCAACTAGTCATGGAATAAAATATCAACCAAAGATTAAAAAGAATGATTTAGTTCAATTAATAAATGAATATGTTCATCAAAATTATTTTGAAAATATCGAAAGTAAAAAAGCTGATAAAATTGATTTGTTTAATATTGGGTTGAATATTAAAACAAAATTTAACAAATTATTTGAAACTGAAGGAAAAATAGATTATGTTATTATTGAAAATCAAATAAGTCCTATTGCTACCAGAATGAAAACAATACAAGGTATGATTGTTCAATATTTTATCATGTCGAATATACAAGTAGATCATATAGATTTTATTTCCGCTGCTAATAAGCTAAAAGATTTTGGAACAAATACAAATAATAGTGAAAATAAAAGTAAAGACAATGTAGACCTAGATAAGACAGAAAAATCAGAAAAATCAGAAAAACCAGAAAAAACAAAATATAGTGACAGGAAAAAAATGGGTATTTCAAAATGTTTAGAAATAATTACAAATGACTTTAGATTTAACGAACATGTTAATTATTTTAGCAAACATAAAAAGAAAGACGATTTATCCGATTCTTTTCTTCAAGGGTTATGGTTTATTCATCATCATAAATTATAAATCATCTATAAAATCAAATTTATTAATAAAATAATTTAAATTAATTATTTTTATATATTTTAGAATTCGTAATACTTAAAATTAAATGTTCTAATTAATGAATAGATATAATGTCAGATATTTTGGAAATTACCGAATTAGATTTTAATGACAACAGTGGCTGGGAAAACAAGTCTAGTAATTTTGGAGGTGGTCTAGAATTGTTAATGAATGATAAAATTAAGGAAAGTGGTGGTCCATCTAGTGATATTAATTTAGATGATTTAAATAATCTAGAAAATGAATTGAATAATCTTGTGGATGATATTCCTTCCAATAGTTATAAACCAAAATCTGATTTATTTAATAAGCCAAGTGTATCTTTTAATGAGGAACCTTCTATTAAATTTGGCGATTCAAATATTGGCCAAGGTACTGCTCAGACCGAGAATGATAGCAAAACATGGGATGGTTATGGAAAATTTAACAATATTCCAATGAACCCAGATAAATCAGTGCCTATGGAACCAAAATTATCAAAAGAGGAGATGCTTAGAGAGAAGTTCAAGTATTTAAGAAAGCTTGAAGGTCTTGAGAAGAAGGGAGTTGAGCTCTCAAAGAAATACAATATGGAATCATCTCTTCAGGAAATGATGGGTGAATATGAAACTATTATGGAGGAGAAAAATAAGCAAAACTCGGTTAAGTTTCAAGGCAATATGCTCATGGCTTGTATTAATGGTATTGAATTTTTAAATGGACGTTTTGATCCATTTGATATTAAATTAGATGGTTGGAGTTCTCAAGTTGAAGAAAACATGTCTGATTATGATGACGTTTTTGGTGAGCTTTATGAAAAATATAAGAGCAAGGCATCTATGGCACCAGAATTGAAGCTATTATTTCAGTTGGGTGGTAGCGCTATGATGATACATATGAGTAATACTATGTTCAAGAGTGCCATGCCAGGTATGGATGATATTTTGCGTCAAAATCCTGATTTGATGCGTTCTTTCCAAAATGCCGCTGTGAATTCTATGTCACAATCCGCACCAGGATTTTCCGGATTTATGAGCAATATGATGAACCCTGAACCACAAGTCCCTCAAGGACGCGGACCTCCACCACCAATGGCTACTCAAGGTCCTAATGCGGTGCCTCCACCTATGGGAAGAGCTGGTAATAACAGTTATGGCAACAGACCTGATCTAAATATGGGACGCAGTTCTTTTGCTGAAGATGGAATTAGTCTTAGAGAGAATTTTGAGAGACCTGATGTACAAGATAGAACCACTAAACGACCTGTTGGCCGTCCTGAAATGAAGGGACCAAGTGATATTACTGATATTCTCTCTGGATTAAAAACTAAGACTATTAATATTCAAGAGCCTGTTTCTAATCCGTCAAATATGAGTAACATGAATGATAGCAGTACTATTAGTATTAGTGAATTGAAGGAGCTACAATCTGATGGTAATATGCCAAAGCGTAGTGGTCGTCGTAAGAAGTCCGCTAGTAATACAGTTTCTCTCGATATCTAAGGTAGAGACAAAATAATCCCTTTTGTCATTACTTTTTTAAAAGTATATTTACATCATTTTTACACCTGTCCAATACATATTTTTTAAAGTTTTATTTAAAAAATAAGAATGAAATCTATTTGGTATCCATTTACACATAGGAACCATAGTATGTCTTATTTTATTGTTCTGATATATACTTATAATTTTACTATATTCATCTGCTTTTTCATATGATTCAAATGGATAACAATGAAACTTGCCTATAGATTGGGTGTGTTCCTTATTTTCTACACATAAATATACTCGATCATACCAAGTATTTTTTTTTGGACTACTATTATTTGAATTACTATTAGTTGAATTATTAAAATCATATATCAATGAGCTTTCTGTTAATGATGCCATTACTTAATAATATAAATTTATTTTTAAATCTATATTATTAATCTATTATTGAATATAAAAACATATACAACATAGCGAGAAAAGATGACTAATATCTAAGTTATATCCATAGCAACAATAACAATTACATAAGTCACAGCATTGATCTTGTTCTTTCTTTTTTTCCGCGTCTTTTATTAAAATTTCTTCTATTTTCTCTCTATTATCCATTTTATTATAAATATTAAAATAATTTTTAAATAAATTTAATATAATTTTTAAATAATTATATTGATATTTATATTTAAAAAAAATATCTTTTAAATTAATAATGAGACAAAATACAAGACAAAGGTCTACACCAAATACTACCGCAAATAATTCAATGACAAAATGCCACAAAGGTGGTGTTAAAATTAAAGAAACTAATAACGGTTATGTAGCAGATCCTTTTCAAAATGTTAATCCATTTAATATTATTCCCGAAGAAAAGAGAGAAGACATTCAATATAATAAATCTGATTATAGTACTTTAGATTTAAATATTGATCATTATTCCAGATCTGAACTTTATAAATTATTTGGATTATCATCTTCAATTACTTTAACTGAAGATATAATGAAAGAATGTAAAAAAATGGTATTAAAAACACATCCAGATAAATCACAATTAGATAATAAGTATTTTATTTTCTTTTCAGGTGCATATAAAAAATTATTAGGTATATATGAATTTCAAAACAAAGTTAATTCAAAAAAAACTACAACTACAACTAGTGAATATCATGATACAAGTAATGGAGAGGTTTTAGATAAAATGTTTGATATGAATACTGAATTAAAAGATCCTAAAAATTTTAATAATTGGTTTAACCAACAATTTGAAAAACATCGCTTAGAAGATCCTGTATCAAGTGGTTATGGTAATTGGCTTAAATCAGATGAGGACATCGTTTTCACACCTACCAATATTACAAAAGATAAAATGGCTTCAGAAATTGAAAAAAGAAAGAGAGAAGTAAAGGCTGTTACTACTTATACTGGAGTAGGTGATTCATTTTCTTCTACTTTTGGTGGGTCATCTTTAATGGCTTATGATAGCAATTTTACTTCTGGTTCTCTCTTCAGTAATGAAGGAATGGGATATACAGATTTACGTCAAGCATATGCTGAATCAGTTATTCCTGTTACAGAAGAAGATTATAATAGTATTCAAAAATTCAAATCAGTGGATGAATATAAACGACATCGTGATGGAACAAATGTTGTCCCGCTTAGTAAAGAAGAAGCTATGCGTCAACTATATCATCAAAATAAACAAAAAGATGAGGAGTCGGCAGCATTAGCATTTTATTATGCTCAACAATCCGAGAAGGCAAAGAAAAATGAAAATGATTTTTGGACAGGATTAAAACAAGTGACTAATTGGTAAATTTTTATTATTTTGATCGACTTTTTAAAAAGTTGAGGTGGAACCCAACTTTGGTTATATATTTTCCAAATGTATTTAAATACATTATCATAATATATTTATATTATGAAAATTATAGAAAAAATAAATTTAATAACATCTTTGGTAATACCATTTAATGCTGAAAAAATATTACAAGCTTGTAATAGCATAGGAAATATGGCTTTATATGGAATTTTTCTTGATATTTACAATAAAAGAAACATTTATTATTTTTCGTTAACATTATTATTTATTGAATACATAAATAATCATACTATGTATTGTATTCTATTAGTATTATTATCATTAGCAACTTTTATAAATTCTTGTATTAAATGGAGTGATATAATTTTTTATAATATGAAAAATTAATATACAAATTTATTAATATTAATATAAATATAAACACATAACTTTATATTTATACAATAATATGAGACTTCTACCTATATTAACTAGCACATTGTTACAAAATAGACGTATGAATACACGTTTATTTTCATCTATTACAAATTTTGATAAACCCGCTTGTAATACGTGTAAATTTTACAAACCAGAACAATATTCTCACTTTGACTCTACAAGTTCAAAATGTTCTTTTTATGGAAATAAAAATCTTCATACAGGAGAAATAGAATATTCTTATGCTACCGAGTGTAGAAAAAATGAAAATCTGTGTGGTGAAGAAGGTAAATTATACGAAGAAGAAAAATTAATACATATAGTAAAATTAGGTCATCATTTTTCAAAATATTCAATAATATATCAAGTATCTATATTTTATTTTGTTATAGTTTATCTTACTAATAAATACTAAATACTAAATACTAAATAATAGCTACATTTCCTTCTACTACTTCATTTTCATCAGGTATTTCACTTTCAGCATTTATATAAACATTATGGTCACTCCATTCTGAACGGCATGTCGGACATGTTATAGTTCTATTATAAGCATTACAACTAACAAACCAGCTTATAATAGCATATTCATTATAACAATTTCTACAACTAGAGCATAACATATATCTTTCATTTTCTTGAATTTCTGTTTGTTGTATAGGACACGTATTTTGATCTTGTTCTACAATTTTACGGTTTAACACTTGGCTTGTATCATTTAATGACACATCGTATACTGGTCCTGAATTTAATAAAGAATAATTCTCTTGACTCATAGCTCTTTGAACAAAAGGTTGTATTAAATAATCAATAGGTGTTAAAGGATGTGTATTAAAATCCTCATATAAATTAAAATTATTATACATATTTTGAATATTAAATATACCATCTCTTTGATTATAATTATTTTTACTTAAAGCATATACACGAACCTTCTGTCTTCTATGTAAAAATTTAAGGTTTAAAAAATGACCTTCTATACCATCAAAATTAATTGACCCTCTATAAGAACTATTTGTATTATTTTCATATAGTTCTTCTGAATTAAAAGGAAAATAAATCATGTCATCGCTTATTTTTACACATTTTTCTCTTATTAAATATAGATCATAATGAAATCTTATAAATTGGTTTGTATAAAATTTAATTTCTTGTAGATATTCAAATATATTTGTTGATTCAATAAAAAATCCTTTAATAAAACCACGGAACCTATTGGTTCTAACTCTAAACTCATCATTATTTACATTATCCAAATCATTTATTTGAATAGAACTTATTTGTTGAATACTATTGTTACTTATATCTACATGAAATCTTAGGTTTCTTTGATCAATAGAATATGTCCTACATAATAAAGCAAAATTCATTTGTTGAGCGTGATATATATTCATACTATTATTTCCAGCTAAATTAATACAGGAATAATCAATAGTAAATTTAATTTCATAATTTTGTAATCCACATAAATTTATGTTACCAAAAAACATATCAAATGGAATTTTTAAATGTAATTTATTATTAATAATTTCAGGATCATTTAAATTCCATAATAAAGCCAATGGTATTTTAAGTATATTTCGGTTATCAATTGTAAAATTTAATAATAAAGGATTTATATATGTTTTAAAAAATATTAAATTAGAATGATAATCATTATTTACACTTAAAATAACACATTCTGGTTTTATTTTATCAAATATAGGAGGATTATTTATAATTAATTCATTATTAGGATTAAAATCATATGTTTTATAACCAATAGCAATATTTTCTGAAATAAAAGAATTCATTTCATTTGTCTGATTTCCTGCTAATTGAAGTAATGAAGCGCCGATTTCCGACATATCAAATAATATTCAAATACTTTTATATTACTTTTTTATACTTTTTATGCTTTTTATGTTTTCGTCTAGTTGTTGTATTTTTTTTATTTTTTTGTGATTTTATTTTTTGTTTTAAAGTTTTTTTATTTTTTTTTATTTTTTTTGATCTTATGTTTACACCAAATGCCATATTTGATATTTTTTTACCAGGGATTTCAGATGCTGATACCAAACTACTTGTTCCAAAACAAGTAGCTATTTTTTCAAAAGGCGATTTAGTTGTTAAATATTCACTAACTGTAATAGAAGTATCAAAACCATTATACATTAATCTTAATTTAGGATTTATTTGAGACGGGTCATATAATATATAAGTGCCTGGATCTTCTGGTTCATCTGGATCATCTGGATCTTCTACTAATTCTGTTTTTATTAATAATATTATATGTGCGTCAGAATTAATTCCAGCATCTGTTGCTTTCTTTTTTGTCTCAGAATTATATCTAGCATAAATAATAGTAGCATGACCAGGATCCATTTTTTCGAGTAAAGTTTCAATATCTTCTCGGATTGTTTTTTTTTCAAGTTTTTCATTAAAATATGGATTTAATTTTTCAATCAATATAATATTATTTAAACCTTTATTTTCTCTTTTACGTTCACATATTGTGGCATCTAAAGATTTATCATCAATAATTCCCAATGCTCTTAATGCCCAACCACCACATGCTAGTTCTTTATTATTAAAATAAGGAGTACCGCTTTTTATATATTTATTATGTAACATAGTAGTACGTTTGTCAATATCGTGTAATATACCATTCTCCGAAGTACTTCCAAATTGTATAATATAATTACCATTACATTCAAAAAAACTATATAATGGTCCAATTGAAATTGTTCTTCTACTGGTTTCTGCTTTTTCTACTTCTGACACTGCTTCTTCGGTATGATCTTTCGATTGAGCACTATCTTTATCTATTGTTGACATAATATTATATATATATAAAATATTATTTGAGAAAATGTGTTATGGTATATATATAGTATGTCTCATAAAGAAAAATTTGAAAATGGATTATTTATATTTAGACGTGATTTAAGAATTGTAGATAATAATGGTCTTAATCTATTGAACGAACATTGTAAAAATATTTTTGCGATTTTTATTTTTACACCTGAGCAAGTTGGAAATGGAAATAAATATAAATCTGATAATTCTGTTCAATTTATGATTGAAAGTCTAAACGATTTATCAAGTCAAATATCAAAATCTGGTGGACATTTATATACGTTTTTTGGACATAATGATAAAATTGTTACTGAATGTATAAAAGCATGGAATATAGATGTAGTTTGTTTTAACTTAGATATTACACCTTATGCTAAAGAGAGAGATACTAAAATTATCAAATTATGCGAACATTTGAAAACATATGTTATGTACACATATGATTATTATTTACACCAACCTGGTACTATAGTAAATGGTTCAGGAGAACCTTATCAAAAATTTACACCCTATTATGAAACCGCGATGAAAAAACATGTAGATTCTCCTGCTAAAATGCGAAAAATTCATTTAATCAACTCTAGCACACATATAACAAATAAAATAACCTTAGATCAAGCATTAAAAAAATTTACCAAAGTTAATCCTGATATTTTAGTTCATGGTGGCAGAGTAGAAGCCATTAAGGTTTTAAAAACTGCTTTAAGAACACAACAACATTATTCAAAAACCCATAATGATTTAGAAAAACCTACTACACAATTAAGCGCCTATATTAAATTTGGTTGTCTCTCTATTCGAGAAGTATATAAAGCTCTTCACAGCAAAACCGCACTTATTCGTCAGTTATATTGGAGAGATTTTTATGCTAATATTTTATATTCATTCCCTCGCGTATTAGGTCATTCTTTAAAACCAAAATATGATAAAATTCATTGGCATCATAATCAGAGATGGTTTAAGGCATGGACTGAAGGTCAAACAGGATTTCCTGTTGTTGATGCTGGTATGAGACAATTAAATCAGACAGGATATATGCATAATCGTGCTAGACTTATTGTTGCTTCTTTTTTAATAAAGACACTACTCATAGATTGGAGAGAAGGAGAGGAATATTTCGCAACTAAACTTACTGATTATGATCCGGCAAGTAATAACGGAAATTGGGAATGGTGTGCCGGGTCTGGTGCTGATTCGCAACCATGGTTCCGTATATTTAATCCTTGGAGACAAACAGAAGAATACGATCCGGATTGTAAATATATTAAGGAATGGATACCTGAATTAAAAGATGTTCCTATAAAAGATATATTTAGATGGGATACAGAATATAATAATTATAAAGATATCAAATATCCAAAACCAATTTGTAATTATGAAGAACAGAGAGAAAAGGTTATTAAAATGTACAAATCATATCTTTATTAAATCTACTTTTAAAAATCTACTTTTAAGAAAAGTTGAGCAAAAAGTATTCAACTCTTGCTATAGTTTGCTATAGGTTTGCTATACTTTTTATAAAATATAAGCGTTAAATTAATATAATTATTATTTAGCTTTATAATAAATGGAAAAATCAACAGAAGAAGAGCTAGTTGAATTATTTAATAAAGAAAATTGTACTTTTAAACGTTACGGACTTAATAAATACCTTCTTGAATATGATATGGAAAATAAAAATATTTATATAGAAAAAATTATTGATTTTTCTTTGATTCAATTAATTTATACTTTAAATCCAGATATTTATGAGCATATTGAATTCAATAAAATTAATGATAATGAAGCAGTAGCTATTCTTTTAATGAAGCATTTTTTTGAAGATATAGGATTTCCACAAAGATACTCTTTTATGAATATTAAAAAAATAGTTGAAAAAAATAAAATTTTGTTTAAAGCTCAAACAATAATAAATAAACAAAAACCAGCACAAATTCCAGCTGAAGCAGAAGTCTTATACATAGATGATTTAACATGTGTTTGTGATTTAATTACAGCTCACAAAGTTAAAATATCATTTGATATTAATTTTAATTCCGGATTTCATATTCCCCTTTTTGCCGAAAAAATGATTGGAGTTATTATTCACAAAATATTTAAGAGATTAAAACTATTTATAGAAAAGATAACAATATAATAAAATGTTTGAATTTGTAAAACAAATACAATTTTTTTTAAATATTGGATTTATTTTAAGTTCCGAGGCTGTATTTTATTTATTATTTGGTAACTATTTGAGTTGTATTAGTCGTCTCACACACCGTTTATCATCTATAAATATTTTGTATGTTAAAATTTTTCAAGCGATCGCCTCCAACAATAGTTTAATAGATGAAAAGACTAATAATGAGCTTTTAAAATTTACAGATAATGCTCCATGGAATATTCAAGATATTAGACTTGAAGAATTAATTGAAATATGTGAAAAATATGATTTGGCAATAAAAGATGGGTTTGAGTACCCTATTAATTCAGGAATGATTTCATTAGTATATAAAGCATTTAAAAGAAGTGATCATACACCTGTTATTATTAAAATGAAAAGAAATAATATTGAAAATAGATTGAATGATGCTATAGAAAATTTAAAAACATTTATGTATTTATTGTCCTTTATACCAATTATTCATAAATATCAAATTTCAAATGTGATTACTAAAAATATTGAAATTATTCGCCATCAAACTAATTTTAATGAAGAAGTTGATAACATTAATAAGATTAAAAATAATTGTAAACATTTAAAATATGTAAAAATACCAGAAGTATATTTAGATGCTACAAATGAGAACCCCAATTTTATTTTAATGGAGTACATTGATGGTAAAAAAATTAATGAAATTGATGAGGAAGATTATTACGCCTTTTCAAAAGTTGTATTAAAATTTGGACTTCTAACAACAGTTGTACATGGTGCTGCTCATGGTGATTTACATAGTGGAAACATATTGTTTATCAAAGATGCAGATGATAAAAAATATCCTCACAAGATTGGAGTAATTGATTTTGGAATTATATATGATATTGATCCAACATATAAAGTAATGCTATCTGAGTTTTTTATAAATGTATTTGAGAGAACAGCTAGAGAAAGTATTGTTTTAATAGCTAATTCTGGTATGGTTGATCCTCCAAATATTATCAATCATTTACCAAAAGAACATTATGATACTATTATTGATCTTGGGACAGTAATGTTTGATGATGTTTTAAAAGGCACAAAAGAGGCAAATCAATTAGAAATTTATAAATTTTTATCTAAGGTAAATGAGTATTTGAGTAGTCCAGAATTAACCAAGTATGGTATTAAACCAAGTGATAATTTTGTAAAAATGCAGTTAGTATTGGCAATGTCACACGGTGTAACTTTGACACTTTGTAAGGATAATATCCTTGGTTTAACTAATGAGGTTTTAAATGAACTATTTCATACAAATATGCTTATGGATGAATAAATAGACTATATTTTATATTTATTAAATATTTTTATCAATGACAACATTTTTCGATATATTTCGAATAATTTTATCTTCTTTTTCCAAATCATTGTCACCAGAACCACCCATTGACTCTATAATCATTTTATTATATTGATCTGAAAATCTAGAAGCCGCTTTGATACAATCTGGATGTGCTTCTTTAAATTTTGGTATTAGCCTCTGATTTTTACCTGCGACCCTTTTAATAGCTTTTCTTAACTTTTTTCTTTCTTCATCTTCCTTTTCCCATTTATTTTCATCTTTAATATATAACACTTCTCTCTTTTTATCCGTACAGTGAACCGGTCTTTTTTCAACTTCAAGAGCATTTAGGTTTTTTACAATTATATTAGAAATACCATCTACATAACCAATTTCGCCAACTTTTTCCAAATCAGAAAGTTGAAGTTTTATAGAGTCAACAAAATCCATAATATTCATTGCGTCTTTACATGTTTCATTTAAAAAGAATTGAAGATTAAAAGATTTGTTATGAGAATTGGTAGTGTTATGAGAATGACTAGTTGTTCCATTTTCAATAACTTTCATCATCATATTTTGTTGCTCCATCATTAAATTTTTAAATTCACTATTTTCTTTTGTTATTTCAAAATTCTGTTTGATAAGCATTAAAATTAATTCATCTTTGTCATTTATTTTATTTATAACTTCATTTGTATTTTCATTATTACACACCTTTTTGTGTTTCCATAAACCAGAATTTGATAAAAAATTTTTACCACAGTCACAAAAGTAAGTTTTTTTAAGGTTTTTTATTTCCTGGACATTTCCTCCCACTGCATTCAAATGTTTTGCGGTTGACGTATGTCTTTCCCAATCACATTTCATATAGCATTTAAAGTCACAATCATTACAAAAAAATCTTGGTAAGTTTTTTTTAAGTTTTAAGTTTTCCTTAATTTCCATAATATGTAAACATAAAAAAACTTAAAGTAGTTTTAACAAAATATAAAAAAATTTTATCGTAACAAATTTTAAATTATTTTTTTGGTCTGAGACGATAATTTTTCAATATGCAGTGGCGGCAAATTTTTTCGGCCGGAAGATTCGGCTTTTTTGAAAAATGGACAAAAAAAATGTCCAATTTTTGATTCTCCAAAAAAGTCTTGGGAAAAAAATGGAAAATTCGCCTCTACATGTGTAGGACCTCTTTTTTGGC